CGGCGGTCCGCGCTATTTCGTTGCGCATGATTGTCGCTTCTCTCTCCAACCGCTCGCGCGCTTCGGCGTCGTCAGGGTGTGCGGGTCTGAGATAGCGGTAGCCGGCTCTTGCAGCATTGTATGGGAACCGATCGAGCGGGTTCATACCTTCCCAGTAGGAATTGCGCCACTCGTAGACATGCAGTTCACCAGCGAAAGAAAGCCAATGCCAACGCTCGTTCGCGTGTTCATCCGGCGGCGCGCATCGGTCAGTCATGCGTCGGCTCCTTCCACCCACCATTCGCGCTTGCATCCGGCGCACTTGTAATGCACGTCGTCATGTGCTTCATCGGAACTGGTCCATTCACGATAACGGATGTCATCCGACCCGCATTTCCGACAGGTAAAGCTAGGGTCTTCGGCTTTCGTTGGCTTCCAGTCAGATGTGTATCCCATCACTCCCCCTCCTTCGGCAGCGCGGCGACGGCGGTGGTCAGTGCCTCAAGTTCATCTGCGATATCGCGAGCATGAACGCTTTCAGTGTTCGTCCAGCACTCGATTACTTTGGCCGACAACTCCATCGCCGCCGCCACCACCGCATCGCGCGCGGCACGGTCGGGGTCGGAGGACAGGTAGGCGCGGATGGCGTCTTGTATCGGTGTGAGGGTCTTGCCCGGATGGCCGTAGGCTTTGTAGGCAGCCGCCAGCGCGGTCTCGTTCAGCTTGGGCTCGGTCATTTGGTGTTGTCCGTTGGAGTGTGCTGCCGGAGGGCTTTCACAGCCGCCATCAGAAGCTCGTGCTTGGCTGTTTCTTCATCGGGAGCGAAATTGTTAGTTCTTCCGGTCAAGTTATACGACCAAATTTTTCTCGGGGGTGACGGGCGATCGATTGATCCGACAACAATGTTGTTGTTCAGATACAGATGCTGCATCCAAGAGTATCTTGGTCCCCACTGGAGCTTCGCCTCAATGGTGGCCTCCCATACCGGCGGGATCACTTGTTGAACCACACGATTTGAGTGAACCCATCCGGGGGTGTGGATGGGAGACGTGTCAGATAGACGGGGTGGTCGAGACTGTAGTGGGTGTCGGTGGCCCAGCAAGCGTCACCGTCGTAGCTGGTGATCATACCACTGTTCACAATCTCCTTGAACCGGCGGAGATTATACGTGTCGGCGTCAGGCTGAAGGCGGATCATCTTGGTCATTGTGCCAATCTCCTCTGGTTCTTGGCCTTCCACCCCGGACCCCAGTGTCCATCCTCGTAGTCCCGGGAACCGTTCATGATGGACGCCTCCTCATCGTCTGTGAGCCGACGACCGGGGTAGTGGGTAGGAAGGGTTCCCTCAGCACCGCCGCAGACGCTGCAGAGCGCTAGACCGCCTTCACAGATGGGGCAGAAAGGTTTCTCACAGTCGGTGTGCTTGACTAGAGTGTGTTGGGTCACGATTTGGGTTCCTCTGGCGGAGAATTGATGGCGGAGCACGCCAGGTTCAGGATCTTTACAGCACACCGAAGTTGCTCGGTGGCTTGAACCGAACGGTCGAGTGCCTTGTGATAAGCTTCCGAACCGACAGTGTTATTCTTCTTGTTCACCTCGATTATGACAACATCCGTGGCCCTGAGCCATTCCTGCGCTGCCGTGACGACGTTGTCAGAGATCATCCGCAGAACGCTACTCATATCAGGTTTCCTCCGAAAGAGTCCCACGAGTGGCACGAAACGCAGCTATTGCTTTATCGGCCAGCTCGTTGCCGAATGTCCGCCGCAGTCCGGCACTGAACGTATGGGTCCATGTCACCAACTCGTGGTGTATCCACGATCCGACAGGTCGATACGTTTTCGGGTCCATGTAGACCAGAGGCAGACACGCGATCACTGGTATCTCCATGGCCAGCGCCATCCCGACCTCGACCAATGGCCCCCGGCTGGGAAAATCCTCCGGAGTGAGATAGAGCAACATCGCGTCGGCGTTCTGAACTTCCTTCGTGATCCGCCCCCAAAGGGCCATGTAGTCGATCTTCTTGTCGTCTTCATCGATCCAGGTGCTGATGATCGGCCACCCAGCACGACGGATGGTCTTCCACAACAGCTTGTTGCTCGGTGTGGCTTTGGACGAGACGTAGACCTTGGTGTATTGATTGGTCACGTGATCACTTCTCCGGTTCGGCGATCCACCAGAACAACCTGAAGCAAAGGACTCGGCGGTGCACCCATCTTTCTCGCCTGGCAAACGCCACGGTGCCTGTCGTTTCCACTGGTCGTGGCGCCACAGGGGCATGGATCAAGGTGGTCTGGTTCGCCCTCATTGCCGGAGAGACAGTATTCAGGGCGTTCCTTCATCAATGCATCCCTGCCCGATCCAGATCACGCATCGTGCCTTTGGCCTGTCGGACGATGGCACCCAACGCCCCGACACGATACTCCTCAGGCCACTGGTGAGCAACCTCACCGACCATCGCACCGAACACGATCAACAGACCTTTCTCGTCCACTGGTATCGGCAGTGTCTCGATCGCATTGGTCAGTGCGGTCCAAAAATGATCCTTGGCGTCGATCAGAGCTTGGGACGCGGGCACGGCGATAGGTGTCTTGCTCATGGGTTCTCTCCGAGTGTGATGATGGCCAGACCAATGGCTGCCGTGTCCGCGGTGGGCCTATAGCAAGCCACGATATCCCCCTTCGCGTCCTTGACCACCCACCAGTTTGGCGGAATGAACACGTCGTCTCGCTCGATCTCCGACACCGACCAATCGGCGATCGTTTCGGCGACAGTCACGGCTGGGCCGGGGGTGTGGAGGACGAGGTCGAGAGGTCGGGTATCTGCCAGCGTGAGGAACCTGATTTCCATTGGCCGTCTCCTGATGTTGTCCCAGCCGGTCCAGCGTGCTCCATGATCACGGCCACCGGCGATCGGGTCGCGAACGTTTTGTTATCACTGAACGGGATGAATAACAATACATGATCCGTGTTGTTATGGATCTTTTCCTGGTTCCACACGATGTTGCTGTGCGGCGGGATCGACTGGCTTTCAAACCACAGAGGTCGCGGATGCATCAGCGTGTAGACCAGCCCTCCTGTGGAGGCGATGTATGTCGCCACAAAGAACCAGAAGATAGCGTCGTTCATGCGTGGCCTCCTCATTCGCCGTCCTCCGGCAGAAAGAAAAATTCGTCGTAAAGCTCGTGGAGTATTTGGTCCTTCTGGGCGATGTAGCCGTTCTCGTCCACCGACGCGGTCTTGCCGACCGCCCGCTTCATCCGAAGCTTCAGCTCGGGGTTCGGCTTCATAGCAAGGTTCAGCTGCTGCCGAAGAGAAACGCACTGCTGATGAAGGTCGGAGAACCTTCGTCTGTTTTCCTCGTATTCTTCACGCTTCACGCGGATCACGTCGTGCAGCCGTTGGTTCTCGGCAGCCAGCTTGTCTGCTCGCTCCCGTTCAGCCTTCAGCTCGACTTCGTGGCTCTTGTGCTCGTTGAGGAATATCGGTCGGACGTAGGTGTGACCTTGGGGTTCGTTGGGCTGAAACCATGGACCGTTGGGCACGATTCGCCAGAGCATGACGCTTGGGGTCATGACCCACTGGGCGGCGACCAACGGTCCATCCCTCGTCGCCAGAACATGTAGTTCATGGCTCCGGTGTTCCTCGGGAGGATAGCAGAAGGGTGGGGCGCTCATTTGGACGCGTCCTTCTTGCCCTTGCCGTAGGCAAGCAGGAAATTGGCGAGCTTCTCGCTCAGCTTAAACTCCCCACAGGCAAAGTCGTCGGCGGACACTTGAGGGCGCACCGACAGAATCTCCTGGGTTTCAGTGGGTGGTATCCGCTGCGGGTCGCCGCTATGATGAACGACGGTAGGGCGGACGATCACCTGAGGAGGAAAGCGGAAGCACGACGCACCGATGAACGAGGCGCACTTACCACAGGTGTCGAAATTCTTGGGTGACATGATTGAGTCTCCTGGCGGGGTAGACCTATAGACTAACGTCTAATGGCTGGCCGCGAAAGAGGATTGGCTGGCGGATCAAGGGTCCGGGGGGCGAAGCGGTCGTAGTCAGCGATGGCTGTGTTGAGGCTGCGGATCGTCCCAGGGTCCAGAGGGTTGGCCCGGTATAGCTTCACTGCACGTATGACCGTTCGGGCGCGTGCGAGCTCCTTGAGCGCGCCCATGAGATCGGAAACGTCGCGGGCCAAGACGAGCTTGGCTCGCCGACTCTTGAGCAGGGCGTCCATCAGCTCGGCACCACCCCTTCGGGTTTGGTGGTGGCGTTTATCATGCCGGCGCTGATGTTCAGGTCGACTATGCGAAGACAGGTGTTTTTGGAGTGTTCGTCCAATGGTGCAAGCTGGGCACCGATGACTTGACCGATCGCGAGGAACAGGTCAATGATGTTGGCGTTGTGTGCTTGGGAGACCGAGGCAATGGCTCGGTTCACCCTGTCGATGAGGTTGCGTTGTTCGTCTGTCATTTTACTAAACATGGCGGAGTCCTTATTGACAATCGATAGTATAGCGTAATTGATTAGCCAAAAATAGTTCTTTCTTCGGGGTGGGTAGCGGCGTAGAAAGGGGGTGCTTCTGGCGGAGCACCGGGTGTCGTGCCGCTTGTCGGCTACACCTACCGTGGGTCAGTGGGGTTCATTCCCTACTGACCCACGATTGGTTTTAGGAAACCTAGTGAACCTAGCGGGTTTACTAAAGGTCGCCGGGGGTAAAAGGTCGTTGCCCTGGCTACAAACTAGTATCCTAGTAAAACTAGGGGCGTTTTTAGGAACCGCCTGGGTTTTTTCCAAAATAGCCTGACCATCTGACCAATTGACCAATCGTGGCCGTTGGGCTAGTGGATTATGCGTTGTTTCGCCCTATATGCGCGCGCACGTGAGAGCTTCCACCGTCCTGTTCTAATTATTCGTGACCAATGGACCATGAGTAATGAGTGTTGGTCAGGTGGTCAATTGGTCAGATACGTGAAGGAGTAAGGAAGTGAATGCGTGAAAATTCTACTAATTCTACTAGGTTACTAGGATCCAGATATATACTACGTGAAACGCCTAGTATGGTTCAGGGTCGGTGTAATAGGGATACTAGGTTGGGTGGTTGTGGTATGTGGTGGGTGGTCCGGGGTTGTTGTGATAATGAGCGCGCGGCGGCGTGGTTGTGTGGTGTGGCGGTCGTGCGTGTAGCGTTTAGGATCGTTCGGGTGAACGTTCGGGTTGGGGTCGGGTCCGAAAGGTCGTTGAACCAGCCTCAGAACTTTCATCCCCCGGCTGTTTCCGCTAGAATACTCGGGTTGTTCCGTTCTGCCAGGAGATGGATCTGATGGCATCGTTTGTTTCACATATCGATCGGTTGCGTCGCGTCCAGATGCAGATTGATGATTGCCGTGCCGATATAGCGTTTCGGAAGCTCGTCAACGAAAGTTATGGTGCGTTGGAAGACAAACTGGAAACTCTCATCGCCCGACACGACCGTTACCACGCCGACACTGTCGCGGTGGCGTCCAAGCCTCCACCCCCGGATCAGTCCCGCCGTTTGGCTGAGAAACAGCAACGTCGTGACCAGCGGGACGAGAAGCTCCGTGCTGAGATTGCCGAATGGAAAGAGAAACGATCTGCCATGATCCGAGAGGGAAAGAAAGGCCGTCGACTCGAGCGAGTGAACCGCACGATTGACCGTCTGAACGCTCGTCTCAATGACCCGAGTATTGTTCTGACAGGTAACGAGTAAGACGAATGGTCGAAATTTCTTTACCAAGGTAAGATTTTAAGTTAAATGAGCATTCTGAAAAAATTCTCCGGGCAGCCACGATAACTCATGCCCCAAGACTGTTAGTTTCCGAGCCGCCAGCACTGGACAACAGCTGATGACTCGCCGCTTGTGGCGCTTAGATCGTGGTGGCGAACCGATCTTTGTTGTAGCAAGCAGGACGCAGGGGACGTATGTGAGGCATGCGTTGTCCTGTGTTTGTCCGGTGCTTTTGTCCAGTGAGGCACCGGACTCGATGGAGATGAACGATGGGTCGTAGGGTCAAGCCGACTGGTGCTTCAGGCAGCGAACCAAGGAAACCTGGTCGCCCACACGGAGTGAAGAACGAAGCAACCCAGGAGCGTGAGACACGACTTTCCGAGGCTATGCGTATTGCCGCAGAAACTCTCGGTGAGGACAAGATCGATCTGATGAGTCCTCGTGAAGTGATCGAGTTCACCATGCGGCTTGCCGCGAAGGCTGGGTGGTGGTTCCGTGCTGCCGAACTAGCGAACATGGTCGCCCCATATGTTCATCCGAAGCTTCAGTCCACAACACTGACAAATGGGAATGCCGATGAGTCTCGCTCTGATGTCGACCTCGCCGCAGAGCTTGAGGAAATCAGAAATCGCCAGAGCGCTGCAGATCGAGCGCGAGCTTTGGCGGCGAGAGTGTCGCAGAAAAATGACGAGCTGGGCCATTCAGGCACTCTCGATACAAGCACTGACACCGGCCCCGCATCACGCACTGCTGTCCACTAAGCTGGAGGCAGTGGCCCGAGGCGAAATTGATCGTCTGATGGTCTGCATGCCTCCGGGCCATGCAAAGTCCGTGTATTGCTCTACACTTTTCCCATCATGGTGGTTTGCCCAGCCGGGTCTTGAACGAACAGCCATGATAACCGTTTCGCACACGAGTGAGCTTGCTGAAACGTTCGGTCGTCGTGTCCGAAACCTCGTGGCCAGGGAACACGAAATTCTCGGTTATTCTTTGCAACAGGACAGCAAAGCCGCTGGTCGGTGGGAGACCAGCAAAGGTGGCGAATACTACGCTGCCGGCATCGGTGGTGGTATCACTGGTCGTCGTGCCGATTTGATCGTGATCGATGATCCGGTTAAAGGCAGCGATGAAGCAAAGAGCGAGAAGACTCGGCAACGAGTTTGGGACTACTATCGGTCTGAGCTATACACACGACTAAAGCCTGGTGGTCGTATCATCCTCGTCATGACTCGGTGGGATGAGGATGATCTTGGTGGTCGTTTGTTAAACGAAATGGGGTCCGGAGGCGATGACTGGGATCTTCTGAAGCTCCCCGCATTGGCCGAGGACCCACGAGACTTTTCGGACGACGCTACAGAGACCTGGGAGCCTGACCCCTTGGGCCGTCAGCCGGGCGAGGCGCTGTGGCCCGACTGGGAAAGTCGTGAAGCACTTTTGAGGAAACGATTGGCTGTCGGTGAGCTTGACTGGTTCGCATTGTTTCAGCAACGGCCCAAGCCACCACAAGGTGTTCTGTTCAACACCGACAAGATCACAACGCTCACGAACCGACCGAACCTGCGATCCATCGTTCGCTCATGGGACCTGGCAGCGACTGAACAACAGGGGACCAATGATCCTGACTGGACAGTCGGGACTCTCCTCGGGCGAACCACAGATGATCGTTACGTTGTCTTGGATGTTGTCCGGGAACGGTTGCCTCCGAATGGTGTTCTTGATCTGATCACTTCGGTGGCTGACAATGATGGTCGCACTGTCCCGATCCGTTTGCCAGAGGACCCTGGTCAAGCAGGCAAGAGCCAATCTGCGTTTATGGTCGCCAAGTTGGCTGGTCATAAAGTGACCATGGAGCGTGAAACTGGCAGCAAAGTCGTGCGAGCCACTCCGTTTATCACACAGGTGAACGTTGGCAACGTGTCCATGCTCGAAGCTCGGTGGAACAAAGGCTTCATCTCCGAGCTTCGCGATTTTCCGAACGGCCGCAAAGATGACCAGGTAGACTCCGTCTCTGGGGCGTTCAACATTGTCGGAACGAGACAGCCTGGGTTCCGCATCAGCCCAGACGTTGTCAGATCTATGGGGATGGCACGCCGATGATCAACTGGTTCGTCCGCAAAGGACAGCGTGGGATTGATCGTGTTGAACCCACGATCGTTGTCCCGAAACCACGTATCGTTCAGGATGAACGTCCGAAACCTCGTGGTCTGCGCGTCAAGCCTGAACATGTTGCTAACGCCATGATGACTCGGCGTAACGATCCACTGACTCCGACCAGTGGTCCTCGTGGCATGGACTCAATCGCAAGGACATTCCAGCATGCTCCACTTCCGGCTTTCATTGATGCGCCGGGAGCTGGCGGACTGGCGATGGACAGCCAGACGTATGTTGCAGACCCTACCTACATGGCATATGGGCAATGGTCGGAGAACCTTCAGTGGCTTGGCTTCCCGTATCTGGCGGAGCTAGCACAACGACCCGAGTATCGGCGTATCAGCGAAACGATCGCCAAGGACATGACCCGCAAGTGGATCAAGGTCCAGGCTGCGGGCGAGGACGACAAGAGCGACAAGATCAAGCTGCTTGAAGCAGCGATGGTCAAGCACAAGATCCAGGACAAATTCCGGCGAGCCGCTGAACTTGACGGGTTCTTTGGTCGTGGTCATCTCTACATCGATATGGGGACCACGGACGACCCAGCAGAGCTGAAGACTCCGCTGATCTTGAGTCGTCACAAGATCGGCAAGAATAGTGTCAAAGCGTTCAATGTTGTAGAGCCAACCTGGACGTATCCTGGCTCGTATAACTCAAACGATCCACTTGATCCGGAGTTTTACTTGCCGCGAACGTGGTATGTGATGAGCAAGGAGGTTCATCGCTCACGGCTGCTCGTGTTCATCTCTCGTGAACTACCTGATCTTCTGAAGCCAGCCTACGCCTTCGGTGGTTTGTCCATGTCTCAGATGGCCAAACCCTATGTGGATAACTGGTTGCGCACCCGTCAGTCGGTCTCCGATCTTGTCTCTTCGTTCTCGGTCAGTGGACTGAAGACCAATATGCAGGAGATTCTGAACGAGGGTGGATCTGAGCAGCAGGCGCTCCGCTCGGCCCTGTTCAACCAGTGGCGGTCCAACGCTGGTATGATGATGATCGACCGAGACACGGAAGAGTTTTTCAACGTAACGACTCCGTTGGGCACTCTTGATCATCTGCAGGCACAGAGCCAGGAACAGATGGCCAGTGTCAGTGGCATCCCACTCACGATCCTGCTCGGTATCACGCCGAGTGGTCTGAATGCGTCTAGCGAAGGTGAAATCCGGACATATGAAGCATGGATCCACGCCATGCAGGAGCACCTGTTTCGACGCAATCTGAACGCTGTTCTTCAGGTGTTGCAACTGGATCTTTTCGGAGAGATTGATCCACACATCGAGTTTGTCTTTGAACAGTTGCACGAGATTAACGACTCGGAGCAGGCTGGTCTTGCGAAAACCGAAGCTGACACCGACAACGTCTACGTCACGATGGGTGCTCTTGCTCCAGAGGAGGTTCGGCAAAAACTCGCCAATGATCCTGACAGCCCCTACTCCGGACTCGACCTCTCACAGCCGCTCCCAGAGCCTGAGCAGGAAGGCGACCCGCTGGCCGGCCCCGACCTTGGTGACGACCCTGGCGACGACCCAGCCGGCTCTGGCGCCCCACCCTCACCCAAGCCTCCACCCCCGGCTCAGCCGTCACCTGCTGGTGGAGGGCAGTCGCAGGACAAATTCCCTTTCGCCCAAGACTCGTGGCCAAGGGTCACGCGGCGTGACGTATGTGGCCTCTCGGTTGCGGTTGAAACACGAAGGAACACGATCCGTTCTGGTGTGAGTGAGGATGGTCGGCCCTGGTCTGTTGTGATGCCTGCAGACTATGGCTACATCCATCGGACCACCAACAACGATGGGGAGCAATTAGATCTTTTCATGGGTCCTCAGTGGCGTAAAGCCAAGAGCCTGCCAGTCTACGTCATTTCTCAACGTGATCTGAAAACCGGAGGACATGACGAGGACAAAGTGATGGTGGGCTTTGAGTCGTTGCTCCAGGCCCAACGTTGTTACGATCTTGCCTATCCGCCGGGTGTTGGTCCGCTTCAGCGTGCCGGGGGCATTGAACAATGCTCGTGGGCTGCTCTGGAAGATTGGTGCGCCGCTGGGGGTGGAGTCGGTGATCTTGCTCAAGACGCCAAGGACTTTGATGAGTCCAAGGTGGAACGTGACTCTGACGGAAAGTCCGCGAAAAACGCATCTGGAGCATAGAAGGCAACCGACTTCCACACACCCAAGAGTTTGATCATACCCAGCTAGGCAAGAGAAAACTGGGTTGTCACTGAAAGATTTGAACCCTAACCTTTCTGACAACGATAGTGTATCTTTTTGTCTCTGGTCTTGACGACAAGAAAAAGATTGAAGTTGGTCGCCTTCTCGAAGTGTTGGAAGGTAATTTCACTTCATTCACGTCTCGTGTTCATCGTATGTTACACGATCCGAAAGATACTGAGGCATACTTGTCCACCCAGTTGATCTTCGATGATTGCATGGGAGCCATGACTGGAAACATCTACGGTCGTGGTCACTCAAACGGCTATTACCGGCAGAATTCGAACCGCCATGCTTCTGAAATGTTCGCAAACTACGTGTGCCTGACTCAAGGTCCTAATGGAGCAGCGTTTAAGAAACTTCTTCATACAATTTCCCCTTTGTCATGTAAAGGGTTTGACGCTATACTAGCCCGTCGAGCCTCGGGTAGTCCCAATTAAACAATCTTTGCTCTCGGCTTATCACCAGAAAGACAAGTGAGCGTGGCGAGAAAAGGCAACGAAGATACGATAGACGACTACCTCGAGATGTTCGGTGACACACCGACACTGATCGGGTATGGCGACAAAGAACTTCCCAAGGTTCTTGACCTGATGGAAGAAGCCATGGACGAAGGCGAACCGATATCGGATGATACGATCCGCGAGAAACTCGGCCTGGAGCCTCTGTCTGTGGATGTCGTTATCTGATGGCGCGCCGGGCGACACGAGTGAAGACTCTTGCTCCAGTTCGCCCGAACGTTGGTATCGAAGCCTCGTATCGTCGTCGCATGGAGCGACTGATCGACGAGATGAATAACTCCCTCCTCTACTGGATCTCAGCGCAATGGCGCGCTGATGAGCCGTTGATGGTGGGTGCTGCATCCGACGAGATGATCATTGCTCAAGATGCAGGGCCGACTGTTCTGCTGCGTCGGATGATGCGCAAATTGGCCAAGCGTTGGCTTGATCGGTTTGACGAGGCGGCTCCGAAGCTGGCGAACTACTTCGCTGCTGAAGCCACCAAACGGGCTGACATTAATCTACAACAGATCCTGAACGAGGCCGGTATGACGGTCAAGTTCAGCATGACCCCCACAGTGAGAGACGTCCTGGAGGGGTCTATCGGCGAGAACGTTTCGCTGATCAAGTCCATCGCCCAAGAGAACCTGTCCCAAGTGGAAGGGATCGTGCTGCGGTCAGCCGCTGCTGGTCGTGACCTTGGTATGTTGTCCAAGGAACTTCAAGAACGTTTCGGCAGCACTAAGAAACGGGCTGCGTTGATCGCTCGTGATCAGAACAACAAAGCCACTGCGGTCATTACTCGCGCGCGACAGATCGAGACTGGTATTCAGCAAGCCCGCTGGCTGCACTCGTCTGCTGGCAAGCACCCGCGACCGGACCATGTTGCGTTCTCGCGTGGCAAACTTGGTGGCCCCTTCTACGATGTTCAGAAGGGCGCGTTTATTGACGGGGAGTGGATCTTCCCTGGACAACTGATCAACTGCCGGTGTGTCAGTCAGCCTGTAATCGCGGGGTTCGAATGAGCGAACCTCGCGCACTGTTGGCGATGGATCGTTCGATGCGTTCGTTCGACCAAGATGGTCGTTTGCACGTTGAAACGTCTCCGATCACCAAAGCCAACGTGTGTCCATACTACGGCCGAGAAATTCCTGGGTTCAAGGAACTTGGTCTGGACGAGAACAAGATCTACAAACTGTTACGTGATCCGGCGGAACTGGAGAAGGCTGCTAAGACCTTCAACAACATTCCAGTGTTGATTAAGCACATTCCAGTGTCTGCCGAAGAACCGAGCCAAGAAGACGTTGTCGGGTCAACTGGAACCGACGCAGAATGGTCGGCCCCATACCTGAAGAATAGCCTGGTCATCTGGGTTCAACTGGCCATTGATGCCATTGAGTCCAAACAACAGCACGAACTTTCGGCAGCCTACCACTACACCCCTGACATGACCCCCGGTCGGTTCGGAAATGAAGATTATGATGGTGTGATGCGGGACATAAAGGGTAATCACGTGGCACTTGTCGAAAATGGCCGTGCTGGTCGTGATGTTGTCGTGATGGATGCTGACTTTGATGAAAGTAAAGTCAAGCGCAGCAGTGGGGGACAGTTCGCGAGGAGTGCTTCTGGTGCGTCTGAAGGGATGGCTCACCATGCTGCGCAAAGTAACGAACACCGCAAGGAAGGTGGTGGGGGTGGTCATGTCGCACGACCCCATGCCCGTGCTTCGCGAGCATTCGCCGAGGCTGCAGAACATTACGATGCCGGTCGGACTGAAGAAGGTCACGCGAAGTATGCTGAAGCTGAGGAGCATGCTCGTGTAGCCGAAAAGCGTGCTGCACAACACGAGAAAACCAAAGGGTCTGAGCCGCCTGCGAAGGAAGAGCCTGCGAAGGAAGAGCCTGCGAAGGAAGAGCCTGCGAAGGAAGAGCCTGCGAAGGAAGAGCCTGCGAAGGAGAAACCTGCGAAGGAGAAACCTGCGAAGGAAGAGCCTGCGAAGGAGAAACCCAAGGTCAAAGAGAAAGCGACAAAATCTGTTCATCACGGTGAAGAGATGATGCGCCAACTCGGGGTGAAAACTCCTTTGTTCACACCTGATGAACACGGCGGTGGTGTTGCTGAAGGTCGTTTTCATGGTCCAATGGCTGAGAACGATGCCAGAGACGCACTGAAACAACTCGGGTTTGGTCAAGGAGAACGTTTGCCTGAAAAGTCGTCTAAATCAGGCAACCGCCAAATCCGGGAATTTGTCACGAAATACACCCACCCTGAAGGGCACGAAGCAACGTTGACGACCACCAACATTGGTGATCCTTTGGGCCCTCGCGGGAAATGGGTCAGCAGTTCGGACACAGGTGTGTCTGTCAAAGTTTCTCCGCTCAAAAACGGAGAAAAGAGCCAATTTTCTGTTCCTGAAAACACCAAACCACTACAAACCAGTGGTGTTCATAGTGCGTTGAAAGCATCTTTTCTTCGCCCGAGAACCACCACTGCCACAAGTATTCGTGGTTATAGTAACACACATGGAGACTACCAGGTTGGTGGTGGCGGCTCACACCATATTGTGACACCGGTCCTTCCGAATATTGTTGGCTCTGGTGGTCGTGAAGAAGCTTCGAAGCACAAGTTGTCCGCGATTAGCGACGCACTGAAGAAAGCTGGTGTCCACCACGAGATGGGTGATGGTCACGTGAAAATCCCATATCACCAGCCAAAGACCACCCAAGCTCATGACTCTCAACTGAGGAACAACAACATGGCGGCGACGAAGATGGTCCTGCGAAACGCAATCGTTCAGGGTGCGCTTGCAGCTCACCTTCGACCGCTGATTGCGCAGGACGCGAAGATCGACTTGCGTGCACTGCTCACCAACACTGCGCACAAGGACTGGCAGACTCAGAAGGACCGGCTCGTGGCTCTTCTGCCGTCCTATCTGAAGGACAAGACCTTGGCCCAGGACGCAGGGGTCGGTGAGCTCGTCGAACTCCTGGACGGTCTCGGCGGGGGTAACGGTGCCCCGCCCGAAGACGCAGCGCTCGTGTCTGACGATGAGCAGGCTGGGCAGGGCGAACAGGACGCCGATCCGCTGGACACCAACATGGTGGCCGGCGATGACGACATGGCTGAACAGGTCCAGCAGCTGCTGGCTGGTAAGTTGTCGGACGAGGATATGACAGCCCTCCTCGATATCATCAAGCCCGCCGAGGCGACGATGATCGGCGAGGAAGCTGAGGAAGACGCGAAACAGGACGCCATGGCCAATGGTGGCGAAGGCGACGATGACGAGGACCCTGCGAAGGACAACGCGATGAAGAACATGGTCAGCAAGCCGGCGATGGACGCCGCGCTGAGGGCGACGCGTGATCAGGTGCGGCGGGAAACGATCGCCCACATGAACGCCATCGCCGCAGCGACTGAGGCGGTGCAGCCCTACGTCGGGAAGCTGACCGTCGCGATGGACAGCGCTTCCGACATCTACAAGTTCGCTCTGAACAGCCTCGGCGTCGACGTCAAGGGCGTTCACCCGAGCGCCTTTCCGAAGATGCTGGCGCTGGTCCCCAAGCCGTCCGACACCCCCCGGACCACTCGTGTTGCCATGGACTCCAAGTCCACGACAGCGTTCTTGGAGCGGTTCCCCCATGCAGCCCGTATGCGGGTTCGGTAAAGGAGAAGATCGATGGGTTTCCAGACTGTCGTCAACAATCAGCCGGCCCCCGCAGTCGCCGGCGATTTCGCAGGAGCCAACCCTCGCGCCAATCTGCTGGCTGGCGCTGGTGCTTTGGTCGCGGGCCTCAATGGCCTGATCGTGGGCCGTTTCGGCTGGGTGTCGGATGTGGACCTGGTGTCCACGACCAATTCTGGTGCCGGTGTCCCCGACGGCTTCGTCGCCCGTGAACAGCAGGGTCTGATCACGGTCTTCCTGGCCGAAGCCAGCATGGTTGTGCCGCGTGGCCTGCCTGTCACTCTCTATACTCAGGGTGATTTCTGGGTCAAGAACGACGGCAACACGGTCGCTCAGGTCGGCCAGACTGCCTACGCGAACCTGGTCAACGGTCAGGTGAGCTTCGGCTCCTCGGGTCTGACAGCGTCGTTCGCCGACACCACCGGTTCGATCGCCGCCAGCACCAATGGGTTCACTGGTTCCATCGTCGACGATATCCTGACTGTCACTTCCGTCAGTTCCGGCACCATCGTCCCTGGCACCCTGATCTCCGGCACTGGCGTCGCTTCCGGCACCCTGGTCCAGAGCCAGCTGACCGGCACTGCCGGCGGCGTCGGGACGTATGCTGTGACTCCTGCGTCGCAGAACGTCGCCGCTGGCACCGTGATGACCGGTGGTTACGGAACCTACACCGTCAGTGCATGGAACAACGCTGTTCCTGTCGCAGTCGGTGCAGTCCTGTCGGGGTCTGGCGTGACCGCTGGCACCACGGTCATGGGCTTCGGGACCGGCACTGGTGGGACCGGCACCTATTACGTGACGCCATCGCAGACCGCTGGCAGCACGAACATCCTGGCCACCATCACTGTCGCGACCAAGTGGAAGGCAGCGTCTTACGCCGCTGTCGGCGAACTGGTCAAGATCAGCTCCTGGAACTGAGGACAAGCATCGATGCGCAATCCTGATCTGATCCGGCTCGAGAGCCTGTTCGGCATCCACATCCCCGAGGTCAACGATTTTCTGAACCCAATGCTGGCTCAGGACTTTCGCTTGGCGATGGACGCCCAACCTGGGCTGGTGACCGTTTCCAACTCGGGCATCCCGTCCTATCTCACCAACTACATCGATCCGAAGCTGATCGAAGTCCTGGTGTCCCCCAACAAGGCCGCCGTCATCCTGGGCGAGGTCAAGAAGGGCGACTGGACGACGCTGACGGCGACGTTCCCTGTGGTCGAACACACCGGCGAAGTCTCCAGCTATGGCGACTGGAACAACAACGGTTCGACCGGCGCCAACACCAACTTCCCTCAGCGGCAGTCGTATCACTACCAGACGATGACGCAGTGGGGCGAGCGACAGCTGGAGATGGCGGCCCAGGCCAAGATCGACTGGGCGTCGCGTCTGAACATCGCCAGCGTGATGGTGCTCGACAAGTTCCAGAACCAGTCCTACTTCTTCGGCGTCGGCGGTCTGCAGAACTATGGTCTGTTGAACGACCCGAGCCTGTCCGCGGCACTGACTCCGGCAGTCAAGGCTGCCGGTGGTGTGGCCTGGATCAATTCGGCTGGTCAGATCATCGCGACGGCCAACGAGATCTACGCCGATATCCAGGCGCTGTTCATTCAGTTGACAGCGCAGGGCAACGGCTTGATCGAAGCTGGCTCCTCGATGTGTCTGGCGATGTCTCCGACGGCCTCGGTTGCTTTGACGGCGACCAACAGCTACAACGTCAACGTCTACGACCTGCTGAAGAAGAACTTTCCGAACATCCGGTTCGAAACGGCTCCTCAGTATGCGACGGCGGCGGGACAGCTGGTTCAGCTCATCGCGTCGGAGGTCGAAGGTCAGGAGACCGGCTACTGCGCCTTCACCGAGAAGCTGCGTGCCCACGCCATCGTCAAGGAGACGTCGGCGTTCAAGCAGAAGAAGTCGCAGGGGACCTGGGGGGCCATCATCTTCCAGCCGTTCGCCATCGCGGCGATGTTGGGAGTCTGAGTCCATGGCGAGCACTGACACTGTCACGGTTGCCTGCAAGTTGCCGAACGGCCTCCATCTCGACGTGAACGGGTTCGATCGTGTCACCATCAAGGGGAACGCTCTCCCCTTCGGTGAGTCTGCGGTCGACTACCGAATCGTCGGCGGCTACGCTCTGACCCCCGGAGTGCCTCGGGATCTCTGGGACGCATGGCTGAAGGACCGGACTACGATGGACATCATCGTGAAGGGGATCGTGTTTGCGCAGGAGAAGCCTGCCGACGTGGTCGCTGAAGCGAAGAACGGCGCCAAGGTGATCACTGGTCTGGAACCGATCGATCCCGACAAGCCGGGCAATGGCCTGGAGCGGGTTCCGGTGGGCGGCTGAACATGACCGTTGTCCCGTTCGATTATTCCTGGTGGTCAGATCGGTATCCCGAGCTGGCTACATACACGCCAGCGATGGTGGCGGAGGGATACTTTGAACAGGCAACGGGCTTGTTGGACAACACCAATCTGAGTCCTGTCACTGACTTCACTCGGCGACAGGTTCTTCTCGGGTTGCTCACTTCGCACATCGCTGCTTTGTTTGCACCAGTGAACGGCCAACCTTCTCCACAGGCTGTTGGTCGTATCGCTAGTGCGAGCGAAGGTTCAGTCTCTGTCTCTTTTGATTTCACCACCCCACCGGGGGCGGAGTGGTATGCCCAGACCAAGTATGGGATGACATACTGGACGTCCACGACCCGCTATCGCACTATGCGGTATTACCCTGGCCCGACTCCGTTTCGCCAGTTTGGTGGGCGTTGGGGCGGCTCTGGATATGGGGGTTGGTGATGGCTGAGATAAAGGGCGGCGAAAAGTTCAAAGCTGTTCTTCACAGCATGGAGAGCAAATTAGAAGGTTTGCCGACCGTGAAGGTCGGGTTCATGGAAAACTCAACGTATCCAGACGGGACATCGGTCCCGATGGTTGCTGCGTTGAACGAATTTGGTGTTCCATCGAAGGGTCAGCCTCCTCGCCCGTTCTTTCGGCGGATGGTTCGTGACAAAGGTCCGACGTGGCCTGCTGGTGTCGCGACCCAACTGAAAGATACCGACTACAATGTTCCGCTGACACTACAACGTGTCGGCCAAGGGATCAAGGGACAACTTCAGGCTTCCATTCGCGATCTCACTGATCCGCCGCTGGCACCGTCGACGATCGCCCGTAAGGGTTTCTCCAAACCGCTGATCGACACTGGCGTGATGTTGAACAGTGTGGATTACGAGGTCGACGTATGACCGTATATACAGCCCGTTTACAGGCCGCTACAGCCGCCCTTGGCGCGGGGGTAACTACCCTAGCGGCGCCTAGCGTGGGCGCCGTTGGTAACGACTGGGGGGCTGGACAATGAACCTGCACGGTATAGCCTCCGCCGCTATCGGCGTGGTCAACCCGTTCCGGACTGCCGACCTTTGGGTCAGCACTGGCTACACGATTGCGGACGATGGCTCCCAGGTTCCGACATACAAGATCTATCCGTCTGTCCAGGTCCAGCTACAAGAACAAAACAACGCCGAGCTGCGACAGGACCAGAGCCTGAACATTCAGGGCGACACGAAGAACGTCTATCTGAACGGACAGTGGTCAGGTATTCTCCGACCCGAACGCAAAGGTGGCGATCTTTTGGTCATCGATGGCCAAAAGTGGCTTGTTACAACCGCGTCAGAAATCTGGCCGGATTGGAGCAAGTTGGTTGTGACACTCCAGAACCCGTAAGGACAGAAGATGCCCACTCCCGTTTTCACCACTCCCGGTGCGCAGATCCCGATCACTCAGGACCTGATGACGTTTTCGTATGCTGTGACCGGTGGCACCATGCAGGGTGTCGCGACCAAGACGCCGGATGGCACGACTCGTGCGGTGGGCCTGGCGTTCGTGGCCAACAGCAACTTGCCGAACGCCAAATTCACTTCGATCAACGTCACGACCGGCGCGTTGGCCGCTGGCACCATCACTGGTGCCAACAACGTCTATCTGATGTCGACGAACGCGACCCCTGGCAATCAGCAGGTCCGTTCCGCGGCACAGATGTTGGCCGACACGAACCAGGTCGCCGGCTATTCCTACACCCTGCGCATCACCAACACCGGCGCTGGCACCCTGACTCTGGTGGCCGATGCCGGTGCGACCGTGACCCTGACTGGAACGATGACCGTTCCGCAGAACACGTTCCGTGACTTTGTTGTGACCTTCCCGACGACCACCACTGCGGTCATCCAGGCGACCGGCGTCGGAACCTACTCGTAACGACATGGCAGCACTCGTCGACTTTGGAGAAGATGTAATTCTCACGGCGGTCAGGAGCGTGCTCACCACGCTTCTACCCCCGGACGTCGACGTGATCCGTGGTCAGGTCAATCGGGTTCCGGAACCTCGTGGTAACAACTTCGTTGTCATGACACCCACCATGAGAACGAGGTTGTCCACGAACATTGACTCCGTCACTGACACCATTGTCAGTGGGTCTGTTTCCAAAAACGTCCTGATTGTGGATGACATTGTTGACGGTGTTCTTCGTGTTGGCCAAATGGTGTTTGGGGGTGGGTTGCCTTTGAACGCTGCGATCCAGGCTTTCGGGACAGGTTCCGGGGGGGTGGGGACCTACTCGTTGAATGTTTCGGCTGAAATCACATCGACGGTGTTCTACGCTGGTGTTAAGACAGCCATGGCTCCCAGTGAATATCGGCTGCAACTGGACTTTCATGGTCCTCTGGGTGACCAGAATGCCCAGATTGCGTCTACGATGTTTCGTGATGAGTATGCCTGCTCGCTGATGCCGCCTGATGTCCAGCCGCTCTATGCTGATGATCCGAAACAAATCCCATTCATCAACGGCGAACGGCAATATGAAAACCGGTGGACTCTTGACTTAATGCTGCAGACCAATCAGACCGTGATTGTTCCTCAGCAGTTTGCAGACCAGTTGTTCGCCGGTCTGATCAACGTTGATGTTGTCTATCCTCCATAGGAGCACGGTATATGTCCGGCAGTGCAATTCCGGCCTCGGCAATCGTTTCGGTCATTCCGAGTGTCATCAGTGCTGGTGGCAACGCTCTCGATCTGAACGGGTTGCTGCTCACACGAAACACCCGAGTGCCCATTGGGTCCGTGGTGTCGTTCTCTTCTCAGGCTGATGTTGCCTCGTATTTCGGGGCGACGTCGACTGAGGCCAACGCTGCCAGCAACTATTTCTTGGGGTTCGACAACTCGAACGCCAAGCCGGGGGCGATGCTGTTTTTTCAGTATAACTCGACAGCAGTTCGCGCCTACATGCGCGGCGGTGCTCTGACTGCGGCGAACCTGGCTCAGCTGATCACCTTGACCGGCACGATCAGCATCACAATCGATGGTGTCGTTCGCACCAGCTCCTCGGTCAATCTGACCAGTGCGACGTCGTTCTCGGACGTTGCTGAGTTGGTCACTGTTGGTCTAAATCTTGCTGGTCCGGCCCAGGCGTCTGTCACAGCGGCCATCTCTGGTACGACGATGACGGTATCGGCCGTGGCCTCGGGCACACTGGCGGTCGGCCAGGAGGTCCGCGGTGTGGGTGTCACAGCAGGCACCCTGATCACTGCTCTGGGAACCGGTGTCGGTGGCACTGGAACTTACACTGTCGGGATCAGTCAAACAGTGGGCAGCAGTGCGCTGACCACCAACACTCCGCTGATCACGTTTGACTCTGTTTCGCAAGCGTTCCTGGTTCAGTCGCCCACCACTGGTGCGTCTTCGACCATGGGTTATGCTACTGGCCTTCTTGGCCCACAGATGAAGCTGAATGCGATCCAGGGTGCTGTTCTTTCGCAGGGTGCGGCTGCGACTAGCCCTTCGGCCGCGATGAACACGATCGTTTCCCAGACCCAGAACTGGGCAACGTTCACCACCGCGTTTGATCCTGATGCGTCGGGCTTTGCTCAGAAGCAGCTTTTCGCTGACTGGGTCAACGCTCAGAACAGCCGGTATCTCTACATTCCGTTCGACACCGACGTGTCCCCGACACAGTCGAACAACGCGACCAGTTCCTTCGGCGCCGCGTTGAAGAACGCTAACTACACTGGTGTCGAATTGGTCTGGGCGTCCAGCACCCTTGTCGGCATCGCCTTGTGTTCGTTTCAGATGGGTGCTATCGCATCCATCGACTTCACGCAGACCGATGGCCGGGCGACGATGGCATTCCGTTCCCAGACAGGGATCGCTGCCGATGTTGTCAACCAGACGGTGGCTGACAATTTGATCGCCAATGGCTACAATTTCTACGGGGAGTATGCCACGGCGGACGATCAGTTCATCTTCTTCTACCCTGGTTCCATGATTGGCCCATATCTCTGGGTCGACAGCTACATCAACCAGATCTGGTTGAACAACCAGTTCCAGTTGGCACTGATGGTGCTGCTGGTGCAGATGAAGTCGATTCCCTACAATCAGCAGGGTTATACGCTGATCAAGGCTGCTCTACAGGATCCGATCAACCAAGGTCTCAACTTCGGTGCCTTCCGTGCTGGAGTGACTCTGTCCAACGCCCAAGCGGCGGAAGTGAACATCGCCGCTGGTGTCAAGATCAGTGACACCCTCAGCACCCAAGGGTGGTATCTCCAAGTGAAAGATGCCATTCCACAGGTCCGGGCTGCGCGTGGTTCTCCTCCCTGCACGTTCTGGTATATGGACGGTCAGTCGGTCCAGAAGATCAACCTGGGCTCTGTGAACGTTCAGTAAGGAGACGAAACAATGGCCACGATTACCGCAGCCAACTCGATTTACATGTTGGTGATCCCGTTGCTGTTTCCTGTTCCGCAGCAACTCCAGGGCTACAGCGCCGACGACGTGTTTACCACTGACCCGGTTGAGCCTGTCGAAGTCATGATGGGTGTGGATGGCATTCTGTCGGGCGGGTGGACGCCCACCCCGAAGCCACAATCCATTAGTCTGCAGGCCGACTCCCAGTCGAACTTGATCTTCGACACTTGGTTTTCTGCGCAACAGGCGGCGAACGACGCCTACATTGCACAGGCGACCATCACGTTGCCGTCCATCAATCGTCAGTATGTCTGCACCAGAGGGTTTCTGACTAGCTACCAGGCCATCCCCTCTGTGCGTCGGGTTCTCCAACCCCGGCAGTTTCGCATCACATGGGAGTCTATCGTGGGGGCTGCCCTGTGAGGAAAGAAACTATAGTCACGATCACCAGCTCTGGTCGTGATCAGGGCAAGACGTTTTTCATCAAGGAGATGAGCGCGCTGGCCGCCGAGTCCTGGGGTGCACGAGCTGTTTTGTGTTTGGCCAAGTCCAACCCGGAGCTGCCTGAGGATTATGCTTCGTTGGGTTTGGCTGGCCTCATGGCCTTCGGTATCCGGGCGTTGGCCGGGATGCCTTGGTCTGAAGCCAAACCGCTCCTTGATGAGATGCTTTCCTGCGTAACGGTCATTCCTGACCCGACTCGCCCGCAGGTCAAGCGGCAGCTGATCGAGGATGATATCGAGGAGATCGGCACGTTGCTGCAACTCCGGGACGAGGTGATCAATCTTCACACGGGTTTTTCAATCGCCGTCTTTTGCTCGGGATTGAAGGGGCAGCAGACGGCGACACAAGTGGAAAGCAGTGGGCCAGCTACCGGAACATCTCAAGGATAGTTGGTGAGGTCGTTTCTGCCAGATTGGCCACACTACACGAGTTGGACACAGTCTACAGTAACGAAGATCTTCACCTACTCTGGGAAATCGTTGCAGTAGATAACTACAACAAATGGCTGGCCACCAAAAAGGACTGACCGATGCCCACGGTTATCGACGAACTCATTGTTCGTATCGGCCTTGACGCCGGCGAGTTTCGTCGTGGCTCTAAAGTCGCTCAGGATGAAACGAAACGCACCCGCGAAATTGTTGTTAAGTCTGCTAAAGAGATCGAGTCAGCCGGTATGCAGGCTGCTCATTTCTTCACCAAACTTCGCAATGAGGCGCTTGCGCTCTTTGGTCTGTTCATGGCAGGCCAGGGCTTCAAAACGTTCATTCTCAACACGACAGCTGCTGAAGCAGCCGCTGGTCGACTTGCCAAAAACATCGGTATGTCGACGAAGGAACTTACTGCCTGGCAAGGTGCTGCAGAGCGCGCAGGCGGGTCTGCCTCTGCCACCGGGGCAACGTTCCAGGGTCTCGTTCAAGGCTTTCAGCAGTTTGCCCTGACCGGGCAATCGTCAACCATTCCATACTTTCGCGCACTCGGCGTTGAGGTATCTGATCTTGAAGGTAACATGCGTCCTCTTAAGGACATCATGTTGGACCTGGCAGATCGGTTTAGTGGGATGTCCCCACAACGTGCCAATGCGTTCGGCGCTGGACTTGGTCTTGACCAAGGCACGATCAATCTTCTTCTGAAAGGACGCCAAGCCGTCCAGCAGTTGCTGGCAGAACAAGAGAAGCTCGGCACGATCAGCGACGAAGACGCCAAGATTGGTGAAGAATTCCAGAAATCCCTGATGGATATCCAGCAGGTGATGACTACGTTGGGTCGTGAGATTGTCAACGTTCTTGCACCAGGGATCAAAAAGCTCCTTGAAATCTGGACTGATTGGATCGCCAAGAACCGCGAATGGTTGTCCTTAGAAATCGTCAAACGAGTCACGGACTTTGCAGTCGCAGCCGATGCTGTTGCAACATCACTCGGTGGTTGGCTGAAAGTAACAGAAATTCTGTTCGGGTTGTGGCTTGGGTCTAAATTCCTTGCTGTGCTCGCTAACCTGACTAAACTGGTGACCTTCTTGGCCGCTATACCGGGCACCGGTATAACTTCGGCGGTCCTAGCGCGACTGGGTATAGCGGCGTTGCCTTTGAGCTTGAAAGGTGACACCCAGAAGCCTGATGGTCCTGACCCCAACTATAATCGTGAAGAAGAGTCACGAAAAGTTGACGAGTGGTGGAAATCCCGCCCGACGTTGTCAGAACGCCTTGGCATTCCTGGCGCTGCCCCCGCAGAACGTCGTCTCAGGGACATTCTACCACGTTGGCTTGGTGGCAATGAACCACGCACAGCCAACACACAGCTAAACGCCACACAAGAAGGTTTCTTGCGCACCCTCTCTGGACCGGAGTCACACGGAGCCTATAACGTCAAGAACGGTGGTGCTACTTTCTCCAGCTATGACCAATTCCCAGAGGGTGTGTATCCTGGCGGAACTTCGACGGCTGCTGGACGGTATCAGTTCACATCTGGGACGTGGGAAGAAGTCGCTGGCGAACTTGGCTTGAAGGACTTCAGTCCGCAAAGTCAAGACATTGCTGCTTGGTATCTTGCACAACGTGAATATCGACAAAAAACAGGTGGTGATCTAGAGACCGATCTGCGGGCTGGGAAAACTGCACAGATCGCTGCTGCTTTGAAAGGTCGTTGGCCAACACTACCTGGTGGGTCACAATCTAAACAGTCTCAAAGTGATTTCGATCGAAATCTTTTGCTGAACATGCCAGACGCTGCCGGAACTCCCACTCCGCAACCGCCTGCTGGTCAGCGACCATTTCAAGCGCCAGTCGACCGCATCGTCCCAGGCGAACCCCCCGGTCGTCCTTTGTCAGGGATTGACCCGTCGCTCTTCAACAACCAGAATCTCGCGTCCCTTGGTGCTTCTCAAAGCTCGATCAATAACAGCAGTGAAACCAGCATCAATGGTCCGATCACTGTTCATACAGCCGCTACTGATGCGAACGGTATCGCTCGTGGTCTTGGTGATGCTCTTCGCCGTTACACCTTTGTGACCCAGGCCAACACAGGTCTCGCCTAATGGCAATGACGCCGACGCCTGTCCCGCAGTATCCTAACGTCCCCAAACAGCCGGGGGTGCCGCCGCTGCTGCGGTCGCCTGCGCAGGCTCCTGTGTTCAAGACTATACTCCTCGTCGCTGATGTTATCAGCATCCTGCGGCTCTTCCTAGGGCCGCAGTGGGGTATATTCACTAGCGGGGGTGCGCCGGTAGCCATTGCCTCGTCTGTTTTGAATGTTGAGTTTCGCCGTGAAGCTCGCATTCCGACATATCCACAAGAGCAGGGAGCTTTTCAATCCTACAACAAAGTCCAAATGCCTTATGACGTGCGGGTGCGGTTCGCTGTCAGTGAGTCTTCGTCGTTTCGTTCTCAGTTTCTGCAGGCGATTAACAGCGCCTCGTTGAGCACTGATCTCTACACTGTGGTGACTCCTGACGCCAACTACAAAAACATGAACATCGTTCATTACGACTACCGTCGTGATCAACGTGAAGGTGTCAGTCAGCTTGTGGTCGACGTGTGGCTTCAGGAAGTTCGTGTTGCCAAGCCGACTCAGTTCAGCAACACGAAAACACCGGCGGGTGCCGCTCAAACCAACGGTGGCACTGTGCAAGGTTCGCCGAAGCCTCCGACAGTGAATGAGAACCAACCTTCTGGCTTTGGGCAAGGCTGATGTTGTATATCCCACTCCAAGCTGTCCCATCCCAGTTGGTGAATGTCACGCTTTCTGACCAGGCATGCCAGATAGCCGTTTATCAGTTGTCGACTGGAATGTTCGTCAATCTGTTTGTCAACAACGCGTTGGTTATCGGTGGGGTCATCGCTGAAGACCGCAACAGGATTGTTCGTTCAAAGTATCTTGGGTTCGTTGGTGATCTCGCGTTTGTCGACATACACGGCAAAGAAGATCCAGTCTATACCGAGATCGGAACCCGATACTTCTTGGTTTACCTAAGCCCGGAGGAATTACCATGAGTGGTTCTTTTTACGCCACTCAGCAACAACAGCCATTGCTGCGCCGTCGAATGGAGGCTATTATAGCTTTGGGCGAAGGTAGTTTCGGCAACAGTGGTTTCAACACAGTCACCCTCCGTGGACTACAAATGTCTGCTACCGTCATCAAAGCTGGCGGAGCATCAATGGGTAGTCTGCAACTACACATTTGGGGGATGGAGCTGTCCAAGATGAACCAGCTGTCCACCCTCGGCAAGTTGCCAATGACCATACGAAACAACACCATTTCCTTGAAGGCTGGCGATGATAGCGCTGGCCTTGGTGTGGTGTTTGAGGGAACGATCGCTGAAGCCTGGACCGATTTCCAGCAAGCTCCAGACAGTGTTTTCCACATTACTGCCTACTCTGGGTTGTTGGCAGCGACACGTCCTATCCCGCCGTTCACTGCACAAGGAAGTGCAGACGTTGCCACGATCATGTCTAGTCTTGCTTCACAGATGGGCCTGACGTTCGAAAACAATGGCGTTACTGTGAAGTTGCAGAACCCGTATTTTCCCGGGACTGCCCGTGAGCAGGCACAACGTTGTGCTGATGCAGCTGGCATTAACTGGATCATTGACAACGGGAAGTTGGCGATCTGGCCAAAAGGCAAGAACCGTGGCGAAACCAACGTGGTTGTTTCGCCCGAAACCGGCATGATTGGCTACCCGACGTTCACTTCAACAGGAGTTGTAGTCACCACCTTGTACAATCCCTCATTGGGATTTGCGTCCAAAGTTGATCTGAAAACAATCTTGAAGCCAGCTCAAGGTGTGTGGGTCATCTACAATCTGACACACATATTGGAAGCTGAAATGCCAGGAGGATCTTGGATGACTCGCTTCGAGGCAGCCCCACCGGGTTACACCCCTGTCCGGTAGTGGTGTCATTGACTCCGGCTATTTTGGCCAGGAGCAAGTTGAGAGTGCCGGCAATGATCTGAACGCGCAGGCGTTCTTGATCTCTCAGATGATCAACAGAATGGCAACAACGACTGTTGTGAAAGTCGTTTCAGTCAGCAACAGTGGTGGTGTTTCTCCTGTAGGAACAGTGAACGTTCAGCCATTGGTCAATCAGATCAACGGCATCGGTGATGGAACCCCACACGGGATCGTGTATGGGCTCCCGTATTTCAGATTACAGGGTGGTGCTGATGCAATCATCCTAGACCCGAAAGCTGGTGACATCGGGATTGCTGTGTTTTGTAGTCGAGACATATCGGGCGTCAAATCGACAAAGAAGATCTCCAATCCTGGTTCATATCGGAAGTTTGACTGGGCTGACGGTCTTTATATCGGCGGCGTTCTGAACGGGACTCCTTCTCAGTATGTTCGTTTCGCCAGCGACGGTATCTACATTGTTTCGCCAAGCAAGGTCACTGTCACGTCACCTACTGTCGAGATGTCTGGCAATCTTCGTGTGACTGGCTCTATCACTGCTGGCTATGGAACGGGCGGATCCGTTGGCCTTCAGTCCCACATTCACTCTGACCCACAAGGCGGTAGTGTTGCTCCGCCCACCCCAGGAACGTAGTTCATGAGTGGCACGACGAGCGTTCCGTTTCCTGTGCTTGGTCCTCGGGGGTATATCATCCCGCCCGAGACTGAGATTTTGCTCGGTGTCCAGGCCGACCTGAACGCCGCGTTTGGTGGAACATTGAACCCTGCTCTGGAAACTCCTCAGGGCCAATGGTCGATGAGCACCACCGCGATTATCGGTGACACCAACGACCAGTTTCTCCTACTGACCAACAATGTAGACCCTGCCTACGCCAGTGGTCGCATGCAGGATGCGATCGCTCGTATATACTTCCTGGAGCGACTGCCTGCCCAGCCGACGGTTGTCAGTGCGCTTTGCACCGGGTTGGCCGGTGTTGTGATCCCAGCAGGGTCCAGAGCCCAAGATCAAAACGGCAACATTTACGTATGTGCGTCTGGTGGAACCATCGGTTCAACAGGCACCGTGACGCTGAGCTTTGCCAATGTGGTGACGGGTCCGATCCCTTGCCCAGCGACTACTCTTGACACCATCTACCAGGTTGTCCCTGGATGGGATACCATCAGCAACCCAGCCGATGGTGTCGTTGGCCGTGTCGTTGAGTCGCGCGCCGATTTCGAGTTGCGACGCCAGCAGTCAGTGGCTGTCAACGCGCTCGGGTCCCTGACTTCAGTGTTTGGGGTCGTCGCCCAGGTGTCGGGTGTTGTCGATCTCTACGTGACCGAGAACTCGACTGGATCCCCTGTCACGCTTGACGGTGTGACTCTGCCTGCCCATTCGCTGTATGTGTGTGTTGCAGGTGGTGCCGACGCCGATGTCGCACACGCCATCTGGTCCAAGAAAGCTCCCGGATGTGCCTATGCCGGAGGCACGACTGTTGTCGTCCAGGACACGACTGGGTATTCACCCCCATATCCTTCCTACAATGTGAAGTTCCAGCGACCTACAGAGCAGCCTTTCGTCTTCACAGTTACGATAGCGAACAGTGCCCAGGTTCCGAACACTGCACAATCGGAAGTTCAACAGGCCATCCTTGATGGCTTCTCTGGTGCCGACGGTGGGCAACGGGCCAAGATCGGTGGCACAATCTACGCCAGTCGATATTACACGAACGTAGCCATTCTCGGGTCCTGGGCTAATATCATTTCAATCAAAGTTGGTTCAACCGCGACGACAGCGGCAGCATTCACAGCATCCATTGCTGGCTCTGTCATGACCGTAACGGCTGTTGGGTCTGGCACACTCGCCGTTGGTCAAACGATCTTTGGAGCTGGTATCCCCGTTGGTGTTCGCATCATCAGTCTCGGGACTGGTGCTGGAGGGACCGGAACCTACAATATCAACATCCCTCAAACCATTGGCAGTGAGTCCATGACTACGGTTCTGCCTGGACTTGATAGTGTGGTTATCGGAGTTGCTCACGTTCCTGTGTTATCGGCTGACAACATTCGTTTGGTGCTGGCCTGATGTTGAACGTTGATGAAACCATCATCTCCCAGTATTCTACTGCGCCGACTCTGGTGCAGATCATCCACAACCTCAACACGTATATCGACGCTCGCCACAACCTAGACGATTTCTACAACCAAGTCTGGAACGTGGACACTGCGGTCGGTTGGGGTCTGGATGTTTGGGGTCGCATTGTTGGTGTCGGTCGAACACTCAGCATTGCTGTCAACAAATACTTCGGGTTCGATGAGGCGACGAACGTCAGTGCTGACCCGTTTAATCAGTCCCCGTATTACTCAGGACAAACCACTACCCAGAACTATGTCTTGTCTGATGATGGGTTCAGGACCCTTATCATTGCCAAGGCTTTGGCCAACATCTGCGATGGGTGCATTCCTGTTCTGAACCAGTTGTTGCTGTATCTATTCCCTGGTCGTGGAAACTGTTACGTTGTGGATGGAAACGATATGACCATGACCTACACGTTCGAGTTTCCTTTGACACCAGTGGAGGTCGCAATCGTAACAAACTCTGGTGTTCTGCCAGTCTCAACTGGTGTTGCTGTTTCGGTGGCGGTGATCTAATGGACAACGCGACACTCCCTCCTCGGTTCCCGATCCCCTGGGCGTATGGAGCAGGTGGGGCGTATATACGCCCGATCCCGACTAACTCTCAGATCGGTATCCAAAACGGTGCTGCGTCATTGACTGACGGGTTTCCGCCGCTGAACTTTGACCCAGTTGCAGCCGGTGGTGTCCCACCATTTGGTCAGGATATGAACGGTATCTTGAACCAAATCACCAGGTGGAACCAGCGTCAGCAGGCAGGGGCTGTTTCTCAGTGGAATAGTTCGTTCAGCACGTCCATCAGTGGATACCCAAAATACGCGACGTTGGCGTCTACGACCTACGCTGGTATTCTGTGGGTCAACCAGGCAGACAACAACACGACTAACCCAGAAACGGGCGGTGCGAACTGGGACGCTGTTCGTGACCATGTTTACCATCCGTTGATTTGGGACACCAATCTTGTTTCCGCTGATGGCGGTTATCCGATCAACGCTGTTGTGCAATCGTCTACACGCAACCGACTTCAGTGGATCAGCACTGCGAACAGCAATACGACCAACCCCGATGCTTCGCCGGGACCGGCCAACTGGCAGCCAGTCTACCCTGGTGCGTTTTATCCGTTGCCGTGGTCGTTGTCTCTCTCCCAGGCAGCGAATGGCTACCCGAAGAACGCGATGGTTTCATCCAATACCACTGATGGTAAGTATTGGATGTCAACTGTCAATAACAACACCACTGACCCCGATACTGGCGGCGCGGGCTGGGTTCCGTTCTATGTCTATTCTTCTTCTCTGACCGGCACTGGTTGGGCAAGAATGCCAGGTGGTATGATTATCCAGTGGGGGCAATGGTCGGGAACAACTGGTGCGTTGGATGGGAACGGCATCGCCGAAACGGTCAATGTTGTGATCAATTTGCCTTTGACATTCCCCAATGGTGTTCTCAGTTGTGTTGTGACTGCTGATGATGTCACTGGTGCTGGTAACCAAGAGATTGCCTGGTATTGTGGAGCAATCGACACAAGTCACATTGCCGGCGGTCTCAGTTGCCGAACCGCTTTCCAGTTCATGAGTGCTCAGTTCATAGCAATAGGGTATTGACATGTATTACTACGCAGCCAGCACCAACGGGTTCTATCACACCGATGTCAACTTGGACATACCCATTGACGCGGTCCCGATGAACCTGGAGGAATACAACGCCCTACTCGGCGCCCAGGCACGCGGTAAGCGTATCGTGGCCGGCCCTGAGGGGCTGCCCACGGCGATTGACCCGCCGCCCCCACCCCCGCCGACCCCCGCTTCCCTGGCGGCTGTAGCCCGACAGGAGGGGCTGCAAATTGCCTCCAAATCCGTGGTCGAACGCAACGGAAAGTATGCGGTCACGATCTCACACGTTGCTCGTGTGTCGTCCGTCGCGAGCTACATCACGATGTTCAAGTCGCTGCCGGCCACGACGACACCTGAAGGTTTTGGATTCGCTCGGATCGATGCAGACCCATTCTACACCAAGGACCCGAAGGAGTTCATGACACTGGCCGCTGCGCTGTTGGCATACTCCTCTTCCCTGGACTCAATCGAGCTGGGCGTCGGCGACGTTCTGCCTGAACCCTCCGCGACGGTGGACTGACACGTGAACACGTTGCTGTTGGACCAGACGCTTTGGGATTTGTGTAAAGACGCAGCTGGCGACATCGCCGTTGCGTCTGATCCCTACGCGATTGCCCAAGATGCAGCCTCAGCAATGAGGCTCTTCGCCGGCGAACTCTGGTACAACACGACGAAGGGCATCCCGTATTTCGAGCAGATCCTCGGCCATTCACCCCCGGTTGGCGTTCTCAAAGGCGAGTTGATACAAGCCTCTTTGAGCGTCCCAGGGGTTGTTGGTGCGAAGGTCTTCATCTCTTCGGTGGCGGATCGAACCGTTACGGGGCAGGTTCAACTGGACACTGTTGCTGGTGTCGTGGTTGTTTCTGGTTCTTTGGATGGTTCTCCGCTTATCGTTTCAGTCACGTAGTGGGGAATAGATGTCTTCTCTGACCCGCACGGTTGTTGTTCCTACAAGCCAAGGTCAGTGGTGGTGGTCGCCACCCATCCGCTGGCCTGTGGACAACAAACAGAGAAGCCTCATCTACACCGTGGACTTCGCCAACGTTCTGGCTGATGCAGGCAACCCATACATCACGGCGGCTTCAGTCCAATCTTCGCCATATGGCACTGGCGAGCTGACGATCGAGAATGTTTACGTTTCCGGTTCGTCTGTCATGATGAACATTTCCGGGGGTGCGGCGGGTCGCCTCTATCGTGTTCTCGTGAACATCACTGGGTCGGATGACCAAATCTGGAGCTATGTCATACAGCTTCAATTGGGGAACGAGTCCAAGATCAGTTACTCTGCATCACCACAGTTTCCTGGGTTCAGTCCAGTGGTCATCTGGGACTTGGACGGCATGTCTTTGATCGAAAGCCAACAACTTACAAGCGGCAACATCGCGCTCGCTTTCTGAGGGACCTGAAATGACAGCAACCACTCTTCCGGCGCTCGATGGCAACCGCGCTCCGTTCAATGTTCGTGCAGACCAGAACGTCGACGGTTCATACGCCATCCGATCTTCTTTGGAAGTCGGTGGTGTTGCTGTGTCGACGGCAAACCCTGTTCCAATGCGTCTCGCTGCTGTTCCTGTTTCGGCGACTCCATCGTTGGCAAGTTCGTTGATCATCAAGTCTGGTGCATGCTCCTTGTATGGGATCCAGGCACTACCGACACTCACTGGATACGTTATGTTGGTTGATGCCAACAGCGTCCAAGCCGATGGTGCGATCGCCCCGAAAAAGGTCTGGTATTTCAGTGCCAGCAACGGTGCGGCGATCGACAAACAGTTTGATCCACCCTTGCAGATGAACAATGGTGCGGTCCTGTTCTTCAGTGTAACTGGACCTTTCACGCTGACTTCCAGCAATACCGCGTTTTTGTCAGGAGAGGCGACATGAATACTCGTGTGAAACGGGTCCTTTCTTGGGTTTCTTGGATGCTTCTCCCGGTGGTCGCGTTGGCCGTCCCAATGGAGTTTTCCAGCAGCAACGGGAAGACTCTCCAGGCGTATGTCTCGGGATGGGTCACGTCTGGAAACGTTGCTGTTCCTGTGTCGGTCAGCAACCCGTTACCAGTCGCCGCAGGTCAGGCCGCATACGTGGCGACACCACTACTCGTTAGCTCAGTCGGCGCCTCGTCAGTGACGATTGCAGCGGCGGGGGTGGCCGCCCACACGCTGACCGTCTGCACTGGTCCGTCGCAAGCTGGTAATCTCTGGATGAACCCGAGCGGTGGGACTGCTGTCTCTGGTTCTGGGGTCGTGGCTGCTGCCTATGGTGGATGCTTCACGTTCTCGCCTGCACCGACCACTGCTGTCACTGGTATCAGTGACACAGGCACCATCAACATCAACGGCGCAGGGAGCTGAGCCATGAAGAAACTGCTTGGTGGGCTCTGGCTCACACTCTTTTTGGGGATCGGTGTTGCCATTGGTGCGACATACGTTGAATATGTCACACCGACCGGGAATTTCGTTACGTCCACGGTCATTCACACTCTGAACGGTGCCGGCAAGGCTGTTCCTGTCAGCAGCACCAACCAGATCCCAGTGACCCCTGTGACGCGTGTCGCTGCATCGGCGGCTGTGGCGGGCACAACGTCTGGCACACCAAACACGTTCACCAGCGCCTTGGCATCGTCGACCACACGAAACGGTTGTCTGATCCAATACACTGGTGCGGGAGTTCTCTCAATCTTTGTTGGGGCTCCAGGGTCGGGATTGGCGACGACCTCGTTCAAGTTGACTCCGAACAGCACGTTCTCGTGCACCAGCGGTCAGGTTGTGCTGACCAACGAAATCTCTGTTGCTTCGGCGACAGCCTCTGACACATATGTGGTGGTGGCACAATGAACATCCGTAAGTTCATTCTTGGGCTGGCTCTTGCAGTCAGTCTGAGTTTCTCGGGGTCGGCTCAACAGATTGCGCCGTCCGGAACCCTCGTCGAAGTGATGAAGGTATTCCAGACCCCTGGCGCATGGTCTCAAGTCCTCCCGAGTGATGTTCGGTCAGTCAACCTTGCCGCGTTGTGTGGCGCGGGTGGTGCAGGTGGCAGCGGACAAGCTTCGGCAGCCACAGCTGGTGGTGCCGGCGGCACTGCTGGTGTGTGCTACGCGAACATGCCGTTGGACGTTACGCCTGGCAGCACGTTGTCCGGCACCATCGGAACTGGTGGTGTGGCAGCGGCTGTCGGTAGTAACGGCGGAAACGGTGGTAACACAACCATCACTGGTATGCTCAATCTCATGACCTACACTGCGTGGGGTGGGTTTGGTGGTGCAGCCGGGGCGGCTGGTGTTGGTGGTGCGTCCTCTGCGTCCCCGTTCAATCTCAACGGATCTGGTGGTCCTGGTGGGGCAGCGAGTGGTGCGAGCGCATCTTTGGCCGCTGCTTGGGCCGCAACCGGTAGTGTGTGGGGAGGTTACGTCTACGACGGCGGTGTGGGCGGCGGAGGAGGTCCTACAGCCGGTGTAGCCGGTAACGGCGGGGCGTATTACCCTCTAGGTGGTCGCGCCCTGGCAGGCTCTGGTAACGGTGCTGGTGGTGGGGGCGGTTCCTCCTGGTTTGGTCGCGGCAAAGACGGGACCGCTGCTGGCGCCAACTGTGGGACACCCACCTGGAACAAAGGCTGGGGTGGCGGTGGCGGATGTGGTGGTGGCTCTAACGCCACGGGCGGTGGTGGACAGCCTGGGTTGGTTGTCCTGAAATACCGCACTATGTATCCGAACTGATCTGATCATCTGATCTGAGGACACCAACATGCGACTCACTACCATTATCCGTTTGCTTCTTCCGCTCCTGTTGGTGTTCCCGCAGCTCGCGACTGGCCAGTCCACCCCACCCCCCGGACTGGCTCGTGGTGCGAATGGCGCTGACATTCCGAACACCACAACGTTTCGGTCCAATCTCGGTCTTGGCCCGATCTCCACTCTGACGGTTGGTGCCAATCTCACGACGTCAGCTGGTGCTCTGACACTGACCGATGCTGTGTCACTTGTTGACCGGGCCATCGCCCCGCGCCTCCAGGTGACCACATCCGGGGGCACGGCGATCGCACGTAACTGGACGGGTAGCACTGCTCCGTTGGGGTTCGCTGGGATCTACGAAAGCTACAACCCGTCCGGCACACCAGCCAGCGGTCTTGCTGCCTACAACTACATCGCCATCAACGGCGATACGATGGACGCAAGCAACCTGACGACCGCGCCAAACGCACTCCGTATTGCCCACAATGTTACTGGGGCGATCAAGGGCGGTCGTATCGGTTTCGCTTCTCTCATGAGCCAAGTTGGTCCGACCAATGCTCATGTGGCCGGTGGTCCTCTCGGTGGTCACTTCATCGCTGGCACCTTCCAATCTTTGGCAACTGCCAATGATGGTGGCACTGGTCTCGATGACAACAATGGCCGTGGAACGCTGTATGCGTTGTATCCACAAGCTATTCTTGGTCCTGCCGCAACCAACTGGATCGGACTCGTCGGACAGGAAATGGACATCGCTGCACAGGCGGGGTCCAGTATGGTTCATAAGATCGGCAGCCTGATGGTGCTGACTGATCTTGACGCTGTTCAGGGTGTGGGAGATGACGCCGCCTACGCGATCGCTGGTGGCCTGAACGTTCCGGGCTGGAAATACGGTATCAGCTTTGGACGCAAGATCGCGGCCATGGGTATGGACCCATCTGCGACACTGATTGGTGTGCCTTCGCAATACAACGCAGTGACCCGTAACAATCTTGCAGCCTATGGTGTCGATCTGCGTCGGGTGAAGTTTTCGGGTTCGCCGTTCACTGCTGGCAGCTTTTCTGTTGAAGACACTGGTGGTCTATCGGCTGGTCCTCTTGTTTTCAATCCTGTGTCTGGCGGTATTACTGTCAATTCGATCCGTCAGAAAGCAGCTGTTTCGGGGGTGGCTTCATCTGTTAGTGGCTTCATCGTTGGCCAGTATTTGTATGGTCCAATGGGCGAAATCGCAGTTGTCGACACTGTCGATGGTTCTGGTAACGTAACTCGTGCGTCGTTTGTTCCAGGTCGGGAGGCCTATAGCGCCTCGCCGCCTGCAAACCCGATCGCGATGACCGGGGGTTCGCACGCGTCCATTGGTGAGTCTGGTGTTTCGTTGAACTACACCTGGACCGCCCAACCAAATCTTCAGCTGCAGTCTGCAGGTGGTGCTACGACGGTCGGTGGCACGTTGGGCGTGACTGGTATCGGAACGTTCACTGACAACGTTGTCGCATCAAACGGCACGGCTGCACCCATCACTTTGTCCAACGGTGTTATCAGCACGCCGAGTGGGCAGAACATGACGATACGGACCGTTGGTGCTGGCACGTCAATTTCCATGGGTGCCAGCACGTCAGGTCTGGGTAACGGGTTTGTGGTCACATCCAACAGTAATGGCAATTTCCTGTTTGGATCAGCACCAAATGACATTCAGGCAGTAAACCGCCTGACGTTTTCTACCCAGCGGTCTACAGGTGGGTCGTATGCATTGAGCGGGAGTGCCACTCCGACAGCGATCACTGGAAACGGTTCGACGATCACTATCACGTATCCAGCACAACCGACAATCATTCCTGCTGCGTCTACGGTCACGTTGACGGGTGTAACTCCTTCAGGGTATAACGGGACGTATTCCGTCGTGTCGTCTACATCTACGTCGGTGACAGTCAACGGGACTGCCACCGGGACTGTGACGGTGTTTGGCTCGATGGCATACAACATCGCGGCGCCTCGCATCGTGACGTGGAACTCCAACTGGTCGGGCACAGCAGCGACTGGAACGATGTTTAATCCCTACACAATGGGTGTTGCATCTGACACAGCAGATACGGGTGGGTCTTCACCCATCTTGACGCTCAACCACAATTGGGGTGGTGCCGCGAAAGGCAGCAAGGGTGTTCTTCGTGCGACGCTCACACACACGAGTGCTACCAACGATCCTTTCACAGGCACGATTAATCAACAACACACGGTCGCTGATTTGTGGGGAACGACCGCATACAACGCGGGTGGCACAGGAAGCAACGCTCTGTCGGCCGGTTCTTTCTATGGGACCAACCCCCAGCTTTTGTTTCAACCGGGTGCTACATGGTGGCGTTTGGGTAACGCTCTTGGTGAAGTGAACCTTGCTGTATACGCCAGCTCCAACACCATCACGTTGGGGGGAACTGCGACAGCAGGTGACACACTCTCTATCCAGTTCACTTCAGCCGATATCGCTGGGTCTCCTGTCACTGTTTCGTGGGTTGTTGGGACCGGGCAAAATACGTCCCAGATGGCCAATAGTCTGCAGGCCGCGATCAACGCTAACGCTGCGTTGGTCAACGCGAAAGTCTCAGCAAGCGCAACCACCAACACATTGACCATCTACTGGTTCACGCATCTTGCCTCGCTGACAATCACTCCGTCGGTAACAGGTGCTGGCACTGAAACGATGGTGTTGGGGACTCCGGTTTCAGGTGCATCTGTGGACATCAAATTGATGGCCTCACTGATCCGTTTGGGGGAAGATAGTGCTCCTGGCACGTTGAACAGTGCGTTTATGTTGTTTGGGGCCCAACCCTACAGTGGTGACGCTGGCTTGTTCAACAACGGGTTGGTGTTTGGTGGGTTGTCCGGCTACGATGCTTCGTGGTCTTGGCACAAGGACTCCACGCTGATCGGCGCTGGGCTTCAGCAAACACTCGGCGGCAACGGTCGTACAGGCGTTCTGACCGCTAATCTAGCCAAGTATGGGGTAGACTTCCAAAGGGTCTCCTTCACGAGCACAGGCGCTGCGTGGCGGTCGCCCGGTAACATCATCGGCTACGACGGCACCCACTACATTGGTGGTTACAAGATCAGCGCTGATGGAAACGGTTTGACCATTGACACAGGTGTCGGTAAGACAGCAACGGCTGTGACGTTGGCATCTGGTGGTGGCGGCGGTGTTGGGACTGTATCCAACAACTACTATCCCAATCTTGATATTGGGTTCGCGTTGGGTGGTGTGTTGAAGGTCACTGGTGTGAACGCATCGACTGGTGCGGTCACCACGTTCAGCCCACTTGTTATGCCTTCATACCAATCTGGGTCCGCCCCGTCTAATCCTGTCACAGTGGATGGTGGATCAGGTGCCGGGTGGACTGTCAACATCACGTGGCCAACTTCCCCTACACTCAATCTGCAGACCAGTGGTGGTGACACCAACGTTGGTGGTGGACTCTGGATCAAAGGTCTGGGGACCACGGGCAACGGCCTGAGCTTCGCTGAACACCAGCTATACGGTGCAACATCACAGCGTAAGCTCATCACGTATTATGAAGAAAACGCAGGAGCAGTCCTGCGTGGGCAGATGGGCCTGAACACTGGTAACGATTGGTTTGTCGAACAGTTTAACGCGTCGGGTGCGTCTCAGGGCACCGCTATCCTGTTTTCCTCGGCTACAGGTCTTCCGAAGTTTGGTCGGACTGGTGCATGGACCGCGAATGGTTCAGTCGCAACCACGATGACCAGCGTGGGACCAACTGGTTCCCACACCACGGTCCAGGAGTGGTTCACTGTTCAGAACGCTTCTGGTGTCACTCGCTACATCCCTGCATACTGAAAGGACATCGTGTGTTTCGCTACATCCTCGCCATCGCCACACTGTTTCTGCCGTTGACCGTTCACGCGCAAACACCCCCGGCCCCTGCGTCGGTGGACTTTGTCATCATCCCGCGGCCGGTCCTTGGTCACGCCCTGAACATCATCGCCTATCCTGGGCAAACTCGTGACCAGGTCGTAGACGTTGTCGACGCACTCCGGGAATGCGTCTTGGTTCAGGGCAAGCTCGGGGTCGTCAACCCCCAAGCTCGGACTGAGTGTAGCAACGTCGCCCAGGCTGTGGCTCAGTGGGGTGCTGAGTCAAAGAATAAGATCACCGAGCTCGAAGCTCGGATCGTCGATCTGGAGAAAAAGCTCGCCGAACAACGTCAAACTCCGCGCCAGTAAGGATTTGTCATGTCAATTCGCTCGTTGGCAAAATTCATAATGAACTCAAACCAACGGAGCGAGCTGCTCACTATTGTGGCTGCACTGTGGCTCACTCTTGGTGTGTTGTTTCGACAACAACCGTTTGAGTCCAGTGCGGTGTTCTTCTCCAGCATATCACAGAATGGCCGTTACTGGGTCCCTACTGTGTGGTTGTTGGCTCTATCAGTGCTGCCGATTGTTGGGGTCGTCAGCCGAAACCTAAAGTTTCAGCTTGTCGTCAATATGCTCTGCGTTAACTCTTGGGTCTTCTTCAGTATAATCTTTTCAAGGGAATGTGGGGTATTTTCACCAGGAGTCGGCCTATGTCTAACATTGCTATCATCGAGCGTGTTGAGCAACCGGCGGATCTTTGGTCAACTCTTCGCAAAAAGGTCGGGGTCGTGGGGTCATTGGGAGACACCGTCATCGGTGCAGTGACTGCTGCTGGTGGTATCGCTGGTATCGTTTCGTTGCTGAATTGGTTCAGCGCTCGACAAGCCAGTCGCCGTGAGCAGTCTGTGGACATACGGCGGGTCACAGACCAGGCAACCGCGACACTGATCGCGAACCTGGAGCGGCACCGCACAGAATGTGAAACAAGAATGGCACAATTGGAGGAACGATGCGAAAGGTTGGAAGCTGTCATCCCGATCTTTCGGCTCCGGGACGACGTGATGACCGGGTTCATCAGTTCTCTTGGGCAGCCGTTGCCGCGGATGCCTTCAGTCACTTGGCCAGAACATGGGAGCGAGCATCTGTGAACAAGGACCCGTTACTTACACCACAAACCATCATCGCCACGGTCACGATGCTGGTGTTCGCTGGCACCGTGGTCGCCGTTTTCAACTACGGTTCGGCTGAGACCATCAGTCAGGTGGTGGGCGGTGTGACCGGACTGGCCGGTATGGTGATCAGTTTCTTCTTCGGCAGCAGCAGAAGCTCGCAGGCCAAAGATCAAACCAGCGCCGAACTGCAGAGCAAACTCGCTGACGCTGTGACTACCCCGACCCCGCCTAAAGGCTGAGCCTACCCACCCAGCCGGCTAGAACGACCGCTACAGTCGTTCTAGAGCTAGGGCCGAGGGGGTAGGTCGGGGTAAGCCCCTCCCGCCGCCCTAACCCCCGGCTAGGGGTCGGCGAGCCAGCTTCTGACACCGTCACCCATCACCATATCTGACACGTTCTTCTTGGCAATGAGCGCCTTGAGGATACGTTCTTCAACTGTTCCGTGGGCGATGATGTCTGTGTAGGTGACGGATCGCTTCTGACCCATGCGGTGGAAACGGTCTTCGCTCTGGACACGATGCTCCAGATCAAACGAATTTCCGTAGTAGACAACTTGGTTGCACGAAATCAAGGTCAGTCCATAAGCAGCTGCTGATGTGCTGATCCAGATATCAGCGTCTCCATACTCAAACTCGGCGACAGCCTTGGCCCGCTCGTCCGGGGGTGTTCCGCCGTGGTATTCGACCACTTTCAGCTCGGGGTGGTTCTCTCGGAAATGCCAGACCAGGGCGTCAACTTCTGGTCTACGGGCACACCAGAAGGCGGTTTTGCCAGACGAGTCGTTGATGATGTCATCGACGGCTGCAAGTCGGTTGTTTTTCAGGTGACGGATAGTCCCGTCGTCTTCGGTGATGTAGCCTCTGGCGATCTCGGTGAGTCGCATCACCTTGGTCATCGCGTGTGATGTGGAGGCGAACCCACCGTTGTCGAATTCTACCGTGGCGAACTTCGCCATCTGACGATAGAGGGATTTCTGTTCATCAGTGAGTGCCACTAGTCTTCGCATGTAGATCTTCGGTGGAAGATCCAGACAATCCTCTTTGAGGACTCGGAACCGATACGGCTCCACAAGACGCTCCAGCCTTGGGATGTCTCGGTAGCCGATGACCTTGTCGACGTTGCGTTTGACGGTCTGCTCCTGACCGTTTCTGAACACTTTCTGGTTGAACCCGATCCGTTTCATCACGCAGTAACGTGCCCGAAATGTGTGATAGTTGGACCCCAACACTGATGACAGACCCAAGAACGCCATCTGACCCCAAAGATCCAGAGGGGACTTAGTCACGGCTGACCCGGTCATTGCCCGTCGAACCACAGCGTGCCGGCCGATACGGACCATTACCATCGTCCGATCGGCGTCGATGTTCTTGATTTTGGTGCTCTCGTCACAGATGACAGCACACGGGGCGTTCTTGACAAAGTTCTCGGCCACCACACTGGCTTTGGACTTCATACCGAACGCTTCCACGTTCATGACCAAGATCCTGAGACCACCCGGACCATTGACAAGTCGGTGCAGACCCTTCTTCTCCTCGACCGACCCGCCACCTTCCCACTGATGGGCAACGACCGAGATATAGTCAGGAACATTTTCCGGCAGGTGCTTGGCCAACCAGTCGGCGTAGGACCCTTTGCCTGCGACGATCAACGCTCGTTGGATCTTGCCGTCAAGATACAGCTGCAACAGCTCGTCAATGGCAACTTTGGACTTTCCAGTGCCCATCTCCATCTGGTAGAAGAAACTGGACATCCCGTATGCCTTCTTCAAGGCATCCTGCTGGTGTTTCCTCGGTGGTCTGGTCGGTATAAGGGCGGTCATTCTTCTTCCTCATTCCAGGTGAGTGACTTAGTCGGCGCCTCCAGCACCAACCAGCCCGCCCTGATTGCACGACGATACATACGGCGGGTTAGACCTTCTTGAAAGCACTGATCGACTGTTTTTCCAGTCTGCATCTTGGCATAATCGTGGTAGGAGACGTTGAACATCTTGTATGGATTTGGTGAAATTGAAACAATGATACGGGGATCAGAGACTGGCCCGTATATCCTGGGCCGACCGTGTTTTTGTTTCAATTTACCAGGTCTTGGTCTGAGATCAGACTGCCTACGCCACCGGTAGATGTTGCGCCCCACAAGAACTTTGACGATAGACACTGAAAGTTCATCAGATCGGCCAGATAACGACAGGATCAGTTTCGCACGATCCAGCTTCGCTTTTCGGCACTGCTTGTATAGGTCTTCAGCGTCACCAGGAGGCCACACCCCATACACGAACACAGGCCACATGGTTTTGACACATAGCCAAAGATGCTTGACCTGCCGGTCTGTGAGCAATGACAGATAGTCTTTGTCTTTCTCACCGACAACGGTTTCGTAGAGGAAGAACATGTTACCTTCTTGTCTTTGGCCAACCGGTCAACCGCCCAAGGTCTTTGGGGTCAACGATCCTTGGGTCACGTGTGTCGTAAACACAAACAGCCTCGTTCCACTCTATGTCTTTGAACTTGCGGCCGCGCCAATCGATGAGGGTGGTCCGAGCTTCGTTGCAGGCGAACGCATTGGTGAACCAGGTCTTCTGATCAGCGACTTCACAAGAGCCTAGCCGACAGATAAAAACAACCAGGAACCACACAGGTCAGGCCTCCTTCTTGTCAAAGTCCTGCATCTGGACGGTATTGTAGCGCCTTGAACTCGTCGGTGAAAGAAGATCTAGATAAACCAATGCTTCTGTATCGTCTGGCGTTCTGAACCCGACCACCCTCCATGTGCCATTCAGTTCAATGGACGCAAGCCATGTCCCGATCGGTGCGTAGTTTTCTCCTCGCAACATACGGACCACTGTTGCGTTCGGATACAGCTGCCGCACCCAAGCGCACCAATCCTCGGGGCGAACCCCGAGGATCTCCAGATAGTTGTTGATCATCAGGAGAACGTGAAGACCTGTGACCCGTTGATCGAGTACAGGCCACGACCTTTCTGTGGACCCTTCTCCAACCGGAGATGGCCCTTGATGCACAGAGCACGCAGGACGTAGCTCAGGGTCAGCTTGTTGCAGTTGAACCCGCGCGTCAACTCAGGGTAGGATTTGCGGGTGCCCAACGGCAGAAGTTTGTCCCAAATCTGGGTGGTGTATTGCTGATACGTCTCAGCCGACACCTTGCCACGAGCTTTCCACGCGACATTCGGTGGAAGAGGGACGATGCCCTGTGTCGGGATCGCCAAGGGCAATCCTTCTTGGATCATCGGCGAGGGCGGGAAAGGGACCGGTGCCCGTGGTGGCTTGGGCGCCTTCACGTGTGCCTCTTGGACAAGGACCTTCACACGGTCCGTATTGGGATGTGTCGAGATGATGACAGACACCCCATCAGGGTAGAAGATCTCGATGTCATTGACAGTGAGTTTACGCATTGGCGGAACCTTTCAAAGCCAGTAGATGTAGAGCTCGGCTGATGCTTCGCCCTTGTTGTGAACGCCTACCACATCAGCCTGCATGTCGGGACCGATATGGGCAGTCTTGTCGCCTGGTTCTCCGTATGTTTCTCCTGCACCAGTTTCGACAATGATCTTGGCTTCGGGCCAGAGCCTCTTGATCCATTCGTCAAAGTCTTCGCCCCTAACGGACAAAAACCACTTGGTCCAGCCCATAGCTCACACCCTCAACAAGGTCTGACCCGCCACAAACCCCCGGACCTTCCTGTGGGCCTGGTCCTGGATCCACTCGGGGGCGTCACCGAGGACTTTCTCCCACCCGTCAGCGACGACGGGAACCCAGGTCTTGCGGAGACGATCATGGGTCCGGGGGCGGAGGGCGGCGAGAAGTGACGGGTTGGTGATGAACAGCCGAAACATTTCGGCAAACCACTCCGCGTCATTGGGGCAGTAGTTTGTCAGGCGTTCTTCACGCGACGCCTGACGAATGTCGGTGGCGTATGTGCTCCAGTAAGGTCCGGCCTGTGTGCCGGTTGCGCAGTCCGCATGGTGGCCCAGCTCATGGGCGAGGACCCCGTATGGGGTCCGGTCGATCACATACCCAGGCCACGACCACAACGGCTTGCCGTGAGACGCTGATGCACAGAGGCTTTCACAGATCGTGATGGTGGTTGGCCGGTAATAGGCGCAGGTTCGGCCGAACCGCCAGTTTTCGCTGGCGACCTTTTTGATTGCTGGCATCACGAGATTGTTGGCGTTGCAGAACTTTTCCAGCAGCTCCACACCGCGGGCGAACATCGTGCTTTTCAGAGGACGTGTCATAGCGGCAACGTTCCTTCGTGGGCGGGCGGACCGCTGTTGTTCATGATGATGGTGATCTTGTTTTGCTTGTCCCTGACAAGCACCCACCATTTCCAGTTGAACCGGTTGCCCAATCTGGCGGCCGCTGACTCCATGATAACCACGTCACCCTGGTTGGGGTTTGCGACAAATACGTCGATCATGACCTGATGGTCGGTGGCCTTGATCCGGCTGGCCTGTCGGAGTGGGAGTCGGTAGATAGTCAAGATCTCATCGATCATGACTGCCAAGTCACGAAGCGTCATCACTTTGTTGTTCACACCACAGTCCTCGCGTTGAGAAATTCACCATCGAGCAACGTTCCGAGAATTTCCAGAAGACACAACGGATAGTCGTCTGTCAACAACTCCCAATCAGGGTGCGCGACGAGAATGTTGGTGGCTCCTAGTGGGAGATACAACAGGATATTTTCAGCACACTGAAGATCCTGTGGAGAATGCCACTGAGCAACGACAGCGAGTCGCTGGTCAACATACTGGTCTGGCGGAAGTTCGCCAACGACAAACAACTCGAGTTGGCGGCAGATGTTTCGGAGCTGAGGATAGAGACCTGACATGGGAATCTCCTGGCGGGAGAACGTAACTCGGATACTCTAGGCGGTAAAGATCGTGTGTGAAAGAGCAATCTTCAGAGATCGGTGTTAGATTTGAAGACGTTCACGACCTTAATACAGCCCCTCTAGACTAGGCCGAGCGGCCTACGGTTAAGCTAAAGCGGTCGGCGAGGGCGAACCCCCGCCAGCCTTCTCGTCAGCCGACCTCCTCCAGGGCCAGCTCCAGAGCGCGGACCTTCATCGCGTCGCCCCGACCAAAGAGCGAGCTGCTCAGACGATGGCTATCGCTCTTGCCCCGCCGCTCGTGGTCGACAAACTCGGTCACCGAGTTGAGCCAGCCCCAGGTCGTGTCGGCAAATCCTGGTAGATCGTGCCCAATCGCGTCGCCGTTGAACAGCTCCAGGATCTTCTTGTGAACCGGACCGCTGTCCGTGTCCAGAAGCTCGGTCGTCAGGGTCATCGCCCGGTCGCCAGTGATCTCGTGGCGGGCCAGCTTCCGCATGCTGTCCATGAACGTTTCGAACGACTTGGGCGCAACACCCAGGGTCTTCTTCACCTCGGCCGGGTTGAAAGCCTTGGAATGGACGATCCGGACGCTCGGCTGATTATCCGAGTGGGCCATCCGCAGGGTGTTGTTGCAGACCACGCGGACCGACGTGAACCGGGCAGTCGTCGCGAGGCTGCCGTCGGCACTGGTGCTGATCAACAGATACCCCCGGACCGGGTCGCGGTTGTCGAGCAGCGCGTCCTCGCCGATGTAGGCGGTCGCCCAGAACCGCTTGCCGCCGAAGAGCGTGCCAGCCGTGACCATCTCCAGACCGACTGCTTCGATCAGATCGCGGAAGAACTCGACCGTCTCGCGAGGCTGGACTTCCTTGTAGTCCTTGGACACCACACCGAGCGCGGCACCGGTGTCAGAACGGTGCAACACGCGACGATCGTTGATGCTGATCATCTCATCACCAAAGACATACTCGATCGGTGACGAGTTGATGTTCCATTCCATCCCAGCGGCCATGACCCATTCGTCGATGGTGGCGCCCTTGGTGACCGGGGTGCCAAGACCATGCCAGGGCTGGACACCCTCCACATAGGCCATCTCGACCTTCCCGCCTTCGCGGATTGACAGTTCGTGAGACATCGTCGTGTTTCCTTCAGATTGGAGTGGAGGCTGGCGGGAACTTACCCGGCGGGACCGCCCCGCCGGTAGAGCCTTTGTAGGGGAGCTTTCCTTCGGATGAAAGAACAATCTTCGGCCGAAGGCAGGAAATCTTCAGATCAGTGTCGCCGGCCTCCCGCACGGTTGGCCGCAGCCTTCACACTGTCAGCGGTCCACACACGACCGGTCCCGTTGTCGCTGACAACGTAAAGCGGGATCGGATTGGTGAGGTCGTTGTCGTCACCACCACCGGCGCACGACATGCTGAGGAACACAATGCCCCGTGACTCGCACGCACGGACTGTGCGACGACCCAGGCGGCGAACGGCGATTTGGGTTGCAGCATTCGACATGACAGCCTCCTCGTTTGAAACTCAGTTTCCGAACATCTTGTCCATGCACTCCGGCCCAATCCCCCGGTCAATCGACTCGGGAACGGTCAGGGTCCTCTTGCAGCGGCCGCAGCGACCCTCATGGCGGACCTCCAGCCCGAGCGAAGCCGGGGGTGCGGCGTTGGTCAAGACCCGCTCACAGAGGAAGCGGAAGGCTGCAACGGGCTGGGCGTCGTTGGTCAGAGCGGATTTCTTGGTCGTGCGGAACGCGGTGCCGTCCATCGTCCCGATGTAGACATAGTCGCTGGTGTTGTTGGGACCGGACAGCAGGGAGACGAAGAACCGGTCGCCCACGTCCTTGGCCCGTGTTACCTGATAGGTGTATCGGTTGCCGGTCTTGGCGGACTGCAGGGTCAGCAGGGCACGACCAGCGGTCGTGAATTCGCGGATCGTCGTCGGATCGTTCATCGTGGTCATCAGTGCCTCCTGGCGGGAAGGGGAGGGGTGGCCGGAGCCACCCCCGTTGGTCAGAACCAGTTGATGATGGTGTTGCCGTCCATGTTGGCGTTGATGTGGTGGCTGGTGTTCTGGCCAAAGGGCTTGACGAAGCCAGGGAAATTCTCTTCGACCCATCGGGCGATGTCGTAGGCCAGCTTGACCGAGATATCGCCATGAAAGCCAACGCAGGGGAAGGAGCCGACCATGGAGCAAGACACGCGGACATAGCCGGGACGAGTCTTGAATTCCTTCTTGATGGCAGCGTTCATTTCGCGGGAAGAGACGGACATGAGAACATCCTGGCGGGAGCCTACCCGGCGGGACCGCCCCGCCGGTAGACCACTTGTAGGGGAGTTCTGGTTGGCGTGAAAGAGAAATCTGGACCTTCAGCCAGAAATCTTGGCCCGAGCCTTGGTCTGTTCGATCTGATCGTCCAGCCCGATGTCGCGACCGGCGAACGACCCTGCATGGTAGGCGTGGTGGTCGATCTTGGCGGCCTCCCGCTCCTGGCGACGCTGATAGGTTGCGCGCCAGCGTTCCTCAGCCCGACGCTCTTTCTCCAGCTCTTTCTCGGTCTTCGGCTTCACATCCTCCTGCACGACGACCGTAGCCCTATGCTTCGCGATGTATTCCTCTCGTTCCCGCCGGTATTCCTCCGCACGGATCCGGTCCTGCTCCTCGCGCTCTTTCCGGCGACGGGCAGTGGTGCCCGGTTCGTAACCGAAATAGAAATCGTTGTTCAGATCTTCCTCACTGGAAAACACGTCGGACAGGACCAGGTCCGTTCCGTTGCCCCGACGAGCATCCATCCGGTCAGTGCGTGACTGGGCCTCCATCTCGCGACGCTTGGCGTCCAGCCGCTCGGACAGCCGGTCGGCGCAGCCGGCGAACCAACTGATGGCCGACCGGTTCCGGCGATCTTCGAACGGACACACACGGTCCATCGCCTGGAGAAGATACTCGTATGTCTGCACGACCATTTGCACGTTGATCTTGCGACCCAACAGAGCGTGGCGACGACGGTGGCGCACCTTGCCTTTGCCGTCGGCCCGCTTGTCGTAGACCGTCACGGTCCAGTGTCGGACAAAGTTGTTTCGGGCAATCGACGACATGAGCACGACCTGCCAGTCCTGAGCGGCGGCGATGGTCGCCGGATCCTTGACCCGGTCAGACGAGGGTTCTTGGTTGTTGGTCCCGAGGCTTGCCATGCTCAGGTTGTATTCGGCCATGAGCGCCTGGGCCTTGGCAGCGGCGGCAGCTGCCTCATTTTCGTTGCCACGCGAGTCGTTGGCGAGCGCCAACAGTTTCTGAAGGCGACGGACGATGGACTCGGGAACGTTGGTCTCGGACATGAAAACCCCCTGGCGGGAGAGAGTAGCCGGCGGGACTGCCCCGCCGGCCAGATTTTTCTAGCGGATCCTCCAGACCCGTGAAAGAGAAATCTTCAGCCCTTCTTGGCCTCGTCGACGTTCACGTGACCTTCGCTCGCGGCGTACCGCAGGGTGCGGTGGGCACGGCTGGAGCTGTAGCCCAGGGCGACGACACCGGCCACAAACTCAGCGACCGTCTGGCCGGTCTTGAAACAGTCGAACCGAGCGTTACCACCCGACCCCTCACGGCGGGGGTTCTTGACCGTGACACGAGTGATGATCATGTCATCGCTGAACTTCGGCTTGCGGCCAGCGCGCACACCTTCAGCCTTCCTCGCGGCCTTCTTCTCCTCGGCAGCCACCTTCGCAGCGATTTCCTTGGCCACGTCGGCCGCCAGGCGGACCTCGGGCTGGTCGTCGGTGACCGTGATGACCAAAGAGTCGTCGGCCAGGAGACCCTGGAGGCGCTCGGACAGAACCGCCACCGACAGGCGCTGAAGGGTGGAAGCGGCCGGAGCCTTGAGGTCTGACAGCTCGTGAGCCTGACGGATCAGACCGACAACGACGGACTTGGAAACGGTGGAGATGTCGAACATTTGGATGCCTCCTGGCGGGAGCCTACCCAGCGGGCCAACCCCGCCGGTAGAGCTTTTCTACGCCAGGATGGCAAAAAGCCAAAGAGAAATCTTGGCTTTGGCCCAACATTTTTCATGGTGCCTATGGCGGCATATATGTAAGGTGTAGGGGGTTGGCATTCAGGCAGCGCAGCAGCCGCTACAGTCGTCGCAGGCGGGCGATAGGTTTGGCCGACCCTAGCCTACCCTATCGCCCGTAGAACGGCTGGTGCCTATAGAAGAGGCGGCTGGCCGAAGTTATTCGGGTGTTCCCGTAACCGGTTCAGCACCGAACCCCAGGCCCAGTTTCCTGGGCCATCAAACCAGCGGCCAGCGACACAATGTGGCGGGAGCAGCAGACCCCTGTCACAAAGCTCGCGGACGTAGAGTCCAGGGACCAACCACAGCTCGTCAGTGGCCTCTCCCCTTCTCGGGCCAGCATCATGTTGTTTGCGAACAGCGACCCAAACACGACCACCGGCTCGGCTCCTTTTGTGGATCCAACCAACTTGCTCAGCGCTCAGGCCAACGGCCCATGCGCTGGTCGCCTTGTATTCGATCCAGAACTCAACCCCATCAAAGCAACCATTCGAGTCAGGGATGCCGGCACCAACACCCCCGGACTCAATTGCCTGCCAATGAATATCTGGGAGCCAGCTCTTGAACAGACCCCGCAGCCCATTGTCGCTTTTCCGTTTGGTCACTTCTTCTTGGGCTCTTTCTCTTTCTCGGTCGGAGGCTCCTCGACACGGGGCGGACCCACCAGATCTGACAAATCGGCAGGAACCCAGCCGGGGGGTTTCGTGATCTTGAAGGTGCCGTCGGGAGCGGGTTCCTTCATCATGTTGTGGACGTGGACACGGCGCCACGCTTCGTAAAGATCGTGGCCGTGCTTATCGGCAGTCCCGACGGCGACGTAAATGCTGTCGACCTCGGCGTCCAGGATCTGCTCCTGGTTGTTGGCTTCGATAGCGTCGGCCAGCTCGGTCGCTTCCTCGATCTGGAACTTACCACGAAACTGAGCTTCGTCCAGCGGCATCGCACGCGGCGGGCCGTCGTACGACTGGTTGAACTTCTTGTGAAATTCACGGACGTCAGCCAGAAAGTCCGGCGGCTCGGACCACAGTAGACTGTTGATCAGGTTCAGGATGACGTCCACCGGGCGATCGTCTCGGTTGACCACCAAGACATACGAGTCGGTAGATTCGCCAGCGTGGACGTGAGACAGGGACACGATTTTCATGCGGCTTCTTTCATTGCGATGACCTGATCCCAGGTCTTTTTGGCATTACCCCAATTGGTGCCAAACTCCAGATCAACACGGACTGGCACATGGAGTTTGACAACGTTCGTCATGATCTCGTTAACTTCTAGCGCATCTTTATACCTCCCGAATGAAAAGTCCAGTTCGTCGTGCATCTGGACCAAAGGAATGTAGCCAACCTTGTAGCACTCGACCATCGCCATCTTTGTCTGGCGGGCAGCGCTCCCCTGGATCAAACCGTTCATCGCCTGATAGGCAAAGGCTCGTTCCAGTGGTTGGTTTGGCCAACGGGCAAGAGCCTGCTCCCAACGAGCGAAGCTCCCTGACTCACGACCTTTCTTCGGCTGCCACAGATTGAAGTGACGGCGGGTGCCGTCAATCATCCTGATGAAGCCGAAGTCTTTGGCACGTCGCTCGCAAAACTGAGCAAGGCCACGGACCCAAGGGACACGACCGTGGTAATCTTCCATCAGAATTTCGCCGTCGGCCACCGATATTCCGAGAGATCGCGCCAACTTCTCGATCCCCATTCGGTAGAACAGGCCAAGGTTGATGTCTTTGGCTACACGTCGTGGTTTGCCGGTCATTTCGGCAACCATTTGATGAAAGTCAGCATCTGGACCTTTGTCGCGATAATAGGCTATCGCGTCTTCGGTCCCGTCCATGCGGATACCCAACTTTTGTGCATGTTTGGCACTAACGTGTGCGTAGTGGACAGACAGTCTGGGTTCTTGCTGGCTGTAGTCAGGTGCCCCCCAAATCTCACCATCTTCTGGGTAGAACAACCCACGAATGATCGGGGCCAGTTCAGGGTCTCTGGATGGCATCTGCTGAAGGGGTGGGTTTGCGTATGAGAACCTTGTAGTTTTGGCGCCGAGTTGTTTAATCTCGGCGTGGATGCGGCCACGATGTTCAAAGCCGAGAATGTAGTTTCCTATGAATTTTTCACCGAGGTCCTCAAGCTGTCTGGCTTTACGGACATACCCTGCTAAATCGCTGTTGTTGCTTTCTAGCCACTCTTTCGTGAAAGATGGTTGCCTGGTCTTCAGTGTTCTAGGATACGATATACCTTCAAGATCAAAGATCTGAGCCAGGGACGTCGGAGATCGGAGATCGTCAATTGTTGTAGTTCGACGCCAGGGGTTTTTGATCTTCTTAAGTTCTTCCTGGGTCATGACACGGATATCAGCTCTGGCTTTCTCGCCGGCTTTCGTGGATATCCGTATGCCACGTTCCCTCATTTTGTGGAGAACAGGAACCAAAGCCATCTCAGTCTTGTAGGATTGCTCTAGATGTTCGTCCTGGATCTTGTTGCGTAGGTGGCGACCCAACTGCAGCGTCGCCACCGCGTCTTGCTCGGCGTAGGGTCCAACGTAGCGGGCTGGGATTTTCCAGAGGCCATGCTTGATGCTGCCATCACGTTTGACAATACCGAAGGCGGCGGCTGCATCGTCTAGCAGTCTCTCATCTTTTCCAGGGAAACCTTCCCTCGCGCAGCAGTCGTCAAGGTTGTAGGTCGGCCAATCTTCGTCAAGGAGACGAGCCATGGTGCCAGCGTCATCAGCTTTTTCCGGCCACACTTTGCAGCCTTCAGCGAGAAGCCAACCCATGTCGTACATAATGTTGAAGAACACAACACGATTGTTCCGTAGAAGGTCTTCGACCCAGCGTATGACCGAACCTAACTCACGGTTTTCAGTGTCGGGGTGCCGAATTGGCACATAGATTGATTGGTTGTTCCAAGCAACGGAAACACCGAGAAGGTAGCCATCATTGTAGACCCAGCCTGGACCTTTCTCTTTATCCAGACCACCATCTTTTGTTTCAGTGTCTAGACCGATTTCCAAACCACGAAGGTCCGGAAGGTTCCCTGTGGGGGGCACCCACAGGGACTTCGGCATGAACATCTGCAGCTGACCTTCAACGGAAAGTGTTCGGCCAGCCATCTGGATCAGAACCGCGGAACGCTGCGGGCGAGGCGGCGAGACAACCGAGCCTGCTCAGCCCCCCGGTTGTTCTCCCACTCGTCGCTCCGTCGAGCTTCGGGCGGGTCTTCCGGGGGTGGTGCCGGAGCGAACGCGATCGTGTCGGTGATGGTGTCGCGAGTGATCGTTTCCCAATGGTAGACGGCGATGACTCTCAGCTCTTCCTCGCTGAGCGGGTGCTGAATGAAGATGCTGTTGATGGTTTTCATCACCCCAAACATCGTGTCGAAGTCAGCCCACTTGGTGTGCTTTCCGAGGAAAGCATCCATGTTCTTGCTTCGAGCGAGTAGGATGTTCTTGGCGGATTCGTCGGACACCGTTGTGTTCCACACTGGTGCCGGCCGGATGTCCTGAATGCTCTCGGTTGACAGTGCGTCAGTCTCCATGGTCATCATCGCGTAGACGGCCAGGTCAGCCAGACTGTCGGCATGGCCGCCGCGATGTAGCGACCGAGCATACCGGGTCAGCTTAGTCACCAGATGGGCGAACAGGATCAGCCGACGATAGTCGTTCGGCTTGGACATCTGGATACCATTGGGGAGCATGGCGTCCATAACGGTGCCAAACTCCATGTAGTTTCCACCGTAATCAGCGTTCCGCTTTTCGAACAGATCGGCGGCATCGCGAAGAAGTTCGGGGACAGTCTTGGTCATAGAGCCTCCAGAGTGAAAAGTCGTGTGCCGACGTAGAACTTGATCCGCTCTTGTTGGGCGGAGTCTGGCCAGCTGATCATCTCGCCTTGGATGAACGGCATGACTGCACCGAACACCGGCCTCGCGTATCGGTTGCCGATATTCAGCTGTTCGATTGCCCATTCGAACATCTCCATCATGTCGGCTAGCTTGATCAGTCGCCGCCAATGTTCATCCAAAGACTCAGGCGTTGACAGCAACCATTTGCTGGACATGTCGATCCGGGCGTGGATCTCCAACTCGTCCATGACCTTCTTCAGACTGGGATTGTCTTTCTTGATCGGATAGGGGAGATCACCAGTCTTGATCTCACCCACGTCATGAAACAACGCGTGACTGATCACGTAGCCTGGTGCGTCAGGCGCAATCGCGAGGACGATGCGCGCGACGTTCCAGCCGTGCTCGGCGACAGTCTGCTGACCAACCTGCGGCCACGTGTGGTAACGGACCACACGACCTGCCAGGCGCGGATCAGTCCTGATGTCATCAGGGTTCATCAGATCTTGCCCCGCTTCTTGAGCCACTGTCGGGCAGCGAACCGCCAGTCGGTCGGGACGACCTTGTTGATGTCGTCCTCGGTGATTTTCACCGAGGTCTTGAACATCCAGTGAAGCCGAGCCATCGGGACGAGAAGGTCCTGGAACGGCATCGGTGCCGACCAAGGAACTTCCTGATAGCTGTGTTGACGTGGTTCACGGAGCCACCGCTTTAACTCGTCGTCGAAATCGCCAGGATGGACACCTGCGAACAACGGGGTGGTAGACACGATCTTCTTGGAGTAGAGATCGTTGACCGGTTCGTCGGGATCGAACTTCCCCATCGTCGCTTCGTAGATGTGGGCGTTGTTGGAAACGGTTGTCATCGATCCAACACCGACGTCCAGCCGAAAGGCCAGATACTCCATCAAGACAGAGAAGTGAACCGCGTTCGCACCGAACAACCCCCACACAGCGTCGTTCGAGCGACAGCAGACGGTCATGTCCAGATGGTAGAGATACCCACTGAGACTTCCGTCGCCAACCAACGGTCCGGTGGGCCGGAGTCTCAGGTAGATGTGGGTGTTGCAGGGGATGTCCTTCTTGCTGGCACCGAGGTCGGCGTCAGCGTCCCACATCGCAATGACTGCTCGACGGCTGGTCGGGTCATAGTCCAGCAGTTCGATTGCCCGTTCGATCTGGTCCATCTCGAAGTGATTTCGCCAACGGTGGCCGTAAGCTCCCCACAACAGACCATCATCTTCTTCGGCGAACCTGGACCCGAAGTCGGAGATGTATTGGTTTAGAAACGATGGGTCGTTCTGCCCGCCCAGCATCCAGAACGATTCGAACAGATGGAAGAACGGGTTGGCGTCACGATGCGCTGAGAACAGAACCCGTTCGGTCGGACGATGCAGGGCAGTGGTGAACGGTTCCGGGTGGACAATGGCCGGACCGTTCCGGCTATCCTCGCGGACGCCTTCAGTGCTGATCACGATCATTCCGTGGTAGAATGCCGTGTTGACGTTCGGATGACTGATAACTCGCATGGTTACTCCTGGCTGATAAGCGAGATACGTAGTATAGCCTAGTCGGCGCTGGCTGAAAACGCTTTAGCCTCCTCAATCACCTGTGCAAGAAATGCTCCGGTTGCAACACGATTGGTCGGGTTGCGATAGAACATACTTTCAAGTGAAATCTTCGGGATCAGGACCCAAGGCTTTTCCTTAGACCACACGAATGGGTCATATCGGTGGTTCATCGCCGCACCGGTCTTCGCCCCGATAAGGACAACGATACGGTTCAGCAGCATCGGTGTGAGGAACGCGGCCGATGACCGTGAAACCACATCGTCGGGAAACTTCCGGATAGTCGGATCCAGAACGTTCCGTTGAGTGCCCGATCTCCAGTCAGTCATGGAGATACCGGTTTCTTCGTGCACCATACTCCAGAGAATGTTGCCCGCCGACTGAAGCGGTTCAGGGGCGAAGTAGTCCTTCGCCACCTGCTGATCCGGGTCGCTATAACCCAGGAAGTAGACTCTCAAGCGTTCCTCGCGTCCCAGCCGAGAGCCTTCTTCCAATGGATCTGAACCTCCAGCCGGTCCTTCATGAACCCGGTCTTGTTGTGCTTCTGCACGATGGAGACCAGGCCTGGATGAAGTTCCTTCAGCCGATAGGCTGCCTGATCAGACAGCTCCACGTCACGATAATCAGCGCACCCGCCCGGTGCGCCGCTGAGCTGGCTGTGGCACCAGTAGCCGACGCAAAGGTTCGGGCGTCCTTTCCGGAGGCTCTGCAGGGTGCTCTCGAGGTCGGAGCGGAGGATACTCCGGGCGTAGTCAATCTGGGCAAAGTCTTCGTTGCGCCAACCGAACACGCACATGATCCTGGTGCATTCACGGATGCAGGTCTCGGGTCCGCCGATCGGGAACGCGGTGTTGTTCATGTAGCGCGGAGACACGCCGACATGACTCCAGGTCCCTGTCTTCAGTTTCTCTTCGACCCAGTCCAGCATCTCGCCGACCTCGTCAGGCACACACTTCTTGGTCTGATGAGTCTCGGGCGATTTGCGAACCTCGAACCGAACATCGTCGTCCATCTGCAGATGATACGGTTCGCCGGCTGCGATGGACAGGTTGCCGATGTGCTGCCGTTTCCGGGCCAACAGCATATCGTTCGGGCAGGCCACGATCTTCACAGGAAAGTCCTTGACGGCTTTCTTGTAGAATTCGACTTGATCTTCCGGTGGGAAGAGCGTAGTCGCCTGTAGATATCGATCAGGCAACTGGACCATCAGCTTGCCGATCACGTCCCACCGAGAGCGGACCGGAATATTGATAGACATTGTCATGATGTGCCTCCTGGCAGATGTTACTTCGGCGGGTGATAACGGTTTCTCGGCACCCCCTGTCCGAGTCTCACACGCTCATATTTGTCAAACTCACAGAGCGTATGTTCGACAGTCCGCATGTCCCAGCTCTGCCATTCAGCCGGCCAGTGCTTGGGATCTTGGGACAATTTCAGTAGCTCCTGCATCTCTCGGACGCTGTCTGCTTCACGAATGTTGATGCGGTGCTGACGACGGGGGATCGCGTTCGGATTGCTCCTGCCGTGCACACGATGCAGACCCCGCTTCGCCCCCGGACCAGCGTGAGCCCATGTCATGATGTCGGAGGCTCCGCGGAGAACCTCAGTGTAGATCAGGTCACATGCGATTTCGTATGCAGTGAAGCCGCCCTGTCCGGGGGAACACTCGATCCACTCGCTGAGATGTTGAACTGAGCGGATGTGTGGGTAAGTGATGTAACTCTCGGCCAACTCACGCCAAGGGCGGAGATAGAACGCGCGGACACTGAACAGGATCCCGTCCAGCTTCTTCATTCCGTCGGTGCTGCGGAGCATATACGCACCGGTCACGTAAGGACCCTTGGGGTAGGTGATCTCCAGCGCCGACTTGATCGCGGACGTGTCTCCGTTCTTCGCGATGAAGTGCTCCCACGGTGTCAGCTTCGTGAGAAGATCGGGTTGGTTGAAGATCACTTCCCCGATCTCTATCCGATTGAACCAGCGGAACAGTGTCGTCGCCATGAAAACTTCAGGCGTGCCGTCCAACTTCTCGCGAACGTTTCGTCTGAACCAATCGGTCGTCTTGTCCAGTTCACGGAACACATTCGTGAACTTGTAGGTGTTGAAATACTCGTTCTCGGACCACGGCCACGACTTTCCGGCCTGTCGGCTCAGATAGATATTGTGGCGTTCCCGTGCAAAGGCGAAGAACCTGTAGACGCCATCGGTCATTTTTCTCTCCTATGAAAAACCCGCCGTGTCTGGCACACGACGGGTTCTCCAGCCGATCAACGCAACGTCAGGGTCAGGCGTCCAGATCCTCCTCGACCGCCGCAGCGGCTTCCTCGGTCGGGGCGTCCGCGGTCGCGGTCGCAGCCGGCGGGGTCAGGATGATATGGCCACGTTCCGCCATCGCCTTGATCGAACCCGGAGACAGAACCTCGACCTTCAGATTCTCCTCCACCGTCTTGCCGTCCAGGATGGCCAGGAAACGATCCGAACGTCCGGTGTTCGGACGATACGGGTTGTTGTCGGCGCCGAACGGCTTGCCGTTGACGACAGCGTAGGTGATCACGGTCTTCGGGTTCAGACCACCGGTCACGGTCGTCTTGACCGCACCGTCGCCGCTCGTCTTCGATGCCTTCGCCGCTTCCTTCGCCGCAGCCTTCTCGGCCTTCTCCTTGGCCCTCGCCTCGGCCGCCGCCGCCTTGGCCTTCGTCTTCTCGGCCATGGCCTGGGCCTTCGCCGCAGCCTTCTCCTCGGCCGTCATGGCCGCACCAGTCGTCGCTTCCACAGTCATTCGTCTCTTCTCCATTTGGCCGCGATCATTCGCGATCAGTGAACACAGGGCATCAAAGTCAGTAGGGAGTGGTTGAGCTTTCTTGAACAACCCATCCCAGATCCGTGGCAACATCCCACGTCGAGCGGATCTCTCCTCGACAGGGGTCAACGTGTCCAGGGCATCGAGGATATGGTTGGCCTCCACCCCAGCGATCTTCATGATGACCGCCCACTCGAATCTGGCGTATGCCTCAAAAACCTCGTCAGGGTCACCAAAGATTGGATCGCCGTATTGGATGAGGGGGTGGACAAAGGCTTCCTCTTTCGTCTGGAAGACGTAGGGAACACCGATACCGCCCTTAGTGATTGCTACACATGCCATACAGTGATTGTAGTCCTATAGGATAACGCTGAAAAGAACTATCTTTGGCGATATTCGATGTTTTTTCTAGTCATTCACACGATCAAATTGGGTAGTGCCTCGGTGTTGTTGGCGCAATCACGCAAAGCTCCTGCTTTGCCCGTGTTGCTCCAACGTAGAACACACGAGCTTCGGCGTCGGGGTCGGTGTGGGTTTCACGCCAAGTTCTCGGTGCCATATCGGTCATTAGAGCAACACGATCAGCCTGACCGCCTTTGCTGCCATGGATCGTTGACAGCTTGATCCTAGGCTCGATCGTCAGTCGCTCTTTGTTGCGCCGGCACCGCATGAGATACACTCGGTCTTCAAGAGTGATCTTGTCCATGGACACGTGCCAAACTTCGTTTCGCAACAAACCACCGTTGTTCATCAAATCATTCATCCCGACCATATCCTCGGGCTGGTAAAACGGCAGTTTCTTGTGGCCGCGTGCGACACCAACGCCGACTGAAAACAGCTCGTAGGCTGCAACGACGTCTTTCGCCCGTTGCTTCTCGCCCCGCCGCAGTCGTTCCCAGGTCACGATACGGTCTAGGGTCGCCCTACTTACCGAGGGGTTCCCCTCACGCTCGTAGAGGACCCCTGCGGCCCGCAATGACCGCTCTACCGGGTCTAGTTGATGACGGTTGCGGGCGAGTATCATGATACTGTCGCCGCTCAGATCAACTTCATCGATGTTGGCGAGATGACGGACGATCCCATCCTCCTCGCGTGGGTTCCATTTCTTGTCACGTCGTCGGTGGACGCGGCCGATGATGTCGTTAGCCACTGCTTGAACCCGTTTCGGCACACGCCATGATTGGCCAAGGACGGTCACGTCGCCGGGCAGATCGATCAACGTGTCAACATCGGCCCCCGCCCAGATGAAGATAGCCTGGTCATCATCGCCGGCCACCACCACTCGCCGACAGTTTGTGGCGAGTTCACGGACAACATCCCACTGGAGGATGCTCAGGTCCTGTGCCTCATCCACCAACAGAACTTCGATGTTGGGCCGAGCTCCGCGCTTCACAAACAGCTCAAGCATGTCAGTGAAATCGTAGAGATGGTGGGTCTTCTTGTATTCTTCCAGACCACGACTGAACCGTTCAAGCACGGCCCAATCCAGTTCATCGTGATCTTGCTCGTACAACTTCCGGAGTGGTATTCGTCTGATACGGGCCACGCCGTCCATGAACATCATCCGGTCGCCAATCTCATAGCCCGACCAAACACCGTCAACGGACAACCGACCAGTGATCTTCACACCAATCCAGTCAGCAAACTCTCGGACCTTGGGTCCTTGCAGGATGTTACCCCCGGCCAGTCCTCCGAAACGCATGCAGAGAGAATGCAACGTTCTGAAGTGTGGGAAGTCTCCTGACTCTAGCCCAAATTCTTCTTTGACCCGGTCCAGAGCTTCGGCTGCTGCCTTACGTGTGAACGTGACAAACCCGATACGGTCCGGGGGTGTTCCACGGGCGAGCTCTTGTCGGAGGATCTCGATGAGTTTGGTGGTCTTACCGGTTCCAGGCGGACCGAGGATGATTTCCCAATTCACGATCGGTTCCCTTTCACACACTGCGGACACAACCAGCGCCACTGCTTCCGTCGCCAGCCGTTGTGTAGGGCGGTGTTGGTCAGGGTAGTATAGGCGTGCCTGACCTCACGGGCTGACCCGTTGGCGACGATGTTGGGACCGTTATTCCCCACACACTCTAACGACCGTCGGTTTCCCGGTGTGTCACATGTCAGATATATGACCGTGCTCATTTCGGCTCCTCTGGCGGATTGAGAGTTTTTAGGATGCCACGATGCACATATCGGCATGCATATACGTCTGCCAATGCATCGTGGTTGTTGACGAGCGGCTTCTTGGTGAAGAACTGATACGCCTCCGTCAGTTTCGGAGCCTTGTATCCGTCGATCGTGTGGCTGCCTCCGGACGGTATCTTCATGACCTTGGCGGCGTTGATCATGGTGCAGTATTCTTCAGGCCACACCGGCGGAGGCAGTTGCTGCTGGTTGCAGGCTCGCTCGATCATACCGATGTCGAATTGAATGTTGTGGGCCACCACTCGGTCAGCATAACCAACCCAACGACTGAGCATGTGCAAGATGGTGTCAGGAGCTTCACCGAACCTTTCACACATCTCGTCTGTGACTCCGTGTTTGGCCGTGCACCGTTCGGTGATCAAATTCTTTCTGATCCCGACCCACTTTGTTTGGCTGATAATCGCCGACAACGTGGATATCACTCGGCCCTGAGTATAGCTGAGGACCGCCGCTACTTGACAGATCAATGGCTGCCCAGGGTCAGTCAACGATGTTCCGTTGATGACGTAATCGGACGATTCGGTGTCAATGTAAAGACTGATCATCAGTCGTCTCCGAAATGACTGTAGGAATGGCTGTCGTCAAAACCTCCACCACCGTTCGCCGACTTACGACAAGAGTCGCACATACGGTTTTTCTTGCGGTCTTTGGTGAAGAATGGCATTCTGCAAGTGATGCACGGAATCTGTTCACGTGCCGCTGTTTTCGCGACGTTGGTTGGCGTCCGGCGGTTCATCATTCGCCGGATCTTGGCGTAGATTTCGACATGGGACCGACCAGGCACCAGCGTGTAATACCCTGTACCTTGGTCAGTCCCGCCTTGGCTCACGTAGTTTGAGACAATCGCAAGCTCTTCTTTGCTCCACTTGCCTTTGTTGCCAACTTGTTCTCTCATGAGGATAGCTCTCCTGATCCTGGCGTAAATCTCTTCGGGTGAACGATGGGGAACCAAACCGCTGTAGGCGTGCTCTTCCAGCGATCCGTTGTGTCTGACGTAATCTGAAACGATCTTCAGTTCTCGTTTAGACCAGTTATGGCGGTGTGGGCCACGCCTCATCACACCAAACTTTAAGTTCAGTGCCCGAGCGATGGCTCGCACAGCATCCAGTGAACGGGTTGGGATTTTCGCCCCGGTCTGCCGATAGTCCAGACCATCCCTCACGCATTCACGGAGGGTGGCTATTTCTTCATCAGACCACGAAGGACCAAACCTAGTCATCAGTCTTCTCCTACAACGGACTCTCGTCGTGTTGTCTCAGATCATGACGGACCTGCTCCCAAGAGAACATATCGCTTTTCAGTATCCACACGTTGATGTTCTTGCCTTTAACCCAAAATTGCTGGGTATCACCGCCAAGTTCACGGATACGGCTCGTCATCCATGTGCGTAACGATCCACCACGCTCACCAGTAGAAAACTTGGCCCGGTCGAGCGCTTGTTCCAGGTCACGGAGCCTGAAATACACCAGTCGTGCCTCTTCGTCATGCCACGGTTTACCTAACAGTATCTCATCTTTCGTTTCAGCCTTGTGACGGTCAGTGAGAAACTGCTCCAAGACTTCCCCAAACTTACCCCGGATGCCCGACTCCTTGGGTGCCTCGATTGTTGTAGCTGACTCCACGATCTCCTGAACACTCCGGGTCCAGGTCTGCCGGGGGTATTCGGGTATGACCTGTCGCAGCTGTATCAGAGTCGCAAGCTGAAACTCGTGGGAGGACATAAGTTGTCCAGCAGAGACCTCAACCGTCCCGCCTGTCTTAAGAACGACGAAGAAGACAGGAGGGTCCGTCTCGAGGATGGATACGCTCTCAAGGAGAGTGGCTTCTCCGCCACTACCAACCCCATGGGGCCTGGTTCTACATATTGCAACATTACAACAAGAGACGATGGGCTGATCGCGGCAGCGATAGTTGTAGTCTTTCCGGCGTAGTCCACGAACACATGAACTGACCTCCGCCGCTGCCAGCGGTGGCGTGATATACTTTTGGTTCCATTCCTCAAGTAACTGCTCCCACCCGTCGGGCCGCATTTTCTTGGCAAGAACGCCGAGGTTCAGTAGACCGTTGTTGCGGGTCCCAGGCGGGAACCCTATGCCGGCCAACATCTCAAGACACGGAGGACCGGCTGCAAAGTCGTCTATGCGGCGTCGGAGAACTAGCGCCTCCAGTTGTGCCTGGGTAAGTCTGGCACCCTCAGCGGCCTCTATAAAGCTCTCTACGGACATACCCCGCCCGTCAGCCCGGACCGCATACCTGTTGGTCTTGTCGCCCCCATAATACGGCATGTTCAGCCAGGACCCAAGATCGCCTCGGTCTATCAGAACTGCTTCCTGTTTGGGGAATATCTCTGAAGACCCGTGACCGATCAGCGCCGCAAGCTCACGTAGCCGGCCGATCACTACCGAGGCTGGTATAGGCTCCTTGAAAAAGATGTAGATATGAGCACCACCGCTTTTCGTTCTACAAACGAAAGCCGGTATGCGAGCATCAAGAAGGACTTTTACAAGATCAGCCGGGTCAATGTCATATACGTCAACATCGACACCACCCCACATACAGGTTCCGTCTTCACGGATCGGGACGATACCCAACGGGCGACTACCGTCTAGGTGCTTTTCCCATAACTCTCGTGTGACAGGCTCCCGCAGTGTTCGGGCGGTCTTCTTGATTTCTTTCTTAGGACCGCTACCTGTCTCTTCGGTCCCGTATGTTCCATGCGATCTTGCCGCTCCGGCAAATAACCGCCAGAATCGTTCTGCGATTGACGGACCCACACACTCCCCCTCTTAAGCAAATCGGGAGGGTCCTAAGACCCTCCCCGTCGTTGCTCAGAGCGGGCTGTCGTCGCCCTCGCCAGGGTCCTCGGCCGACCCGTTGATCGTGGTGGCGGCGTCGTCATCGGGCGGAGTCGCGGCCTTCAACTCGCCGGCCATGGCCAGGTTGAAGAACTTCTTTGCTTCTTCATACGCATCGCGTTGTTCCGCCGTGACGAAACCCTCGTCCTCGACGGCCAGCGAATACCAGTCGCCGCGCTCGTTCTGCTGCCAGAACGTGCGGAGGCGAACCACCGTGGCGAACGATGGTGCGATGATCAGACCGTTGCGGCCGCGGAGCTTCTTGTTCCGCAGCATCGTGTTCCAGGCTCGGTGCGTCTGCAGACCCGTCGACGACAGGCCGAGAACGACAGCCTCGAGCGTATCGACCATCACCAGATAGTGATAGGCGGTCGTCACCAGCTGGTGGCCATTCGGCAGCATGCGGATCGTGCGTTTACCGGTGGGGTCCTGAGGGTTGGGGACCTCCATGACCTCCTTCAGCAGAGGGGTGTCGATCGGATGCTGCGCGACAAACCCACCGCCGGCTGCACGAGGGATCCACTCGACCTCGTACATATCGGCATGAGCCTGCAACGCCAAAGGACCGGTGCCAGGGTCTTCAGCCTTGATCAGCCGACGGCTGGCCGTGTTGTACAGCAAACCCGGCTCGGCGCCTTCGACGTATGCCGGGTCCTTCTTGTTGACCTGAGGAGAGGTCTTCTGCAGGACACGAAGAAACGGAATGACGTTCTCTTCGCGGCGGTCGCTGGTGCCGGCACCAGCATACTGCTCCATGTCATCCGCGAGGTCCATCGGGATCATCGCGTTGGAGCCGATCACCTGAATGCCCTGCGGGGCAGGCGGTGTTTCGGTCTGCACGGTTGTCGTCTCTTCGTGTTTCTTTGCCATGATAGTTTCCTTGGTTACTGTGTGAACTTCGCTGAACATTCCTGGAACTTGGTCAACGCATTGTCCAGGACGGTCTGGGCATCAGCCCTTGCGGTGTTGGCAGCACGAGCTGCTTGCACGGCAGCTGCCAAGTTGGTACGAGCCAACGTGACAGCGTCAGCGGCATCTTTCAGTTGCTGACTAGGAGTTGGATCGGCCATCATTTCACCTATGGATGCTTGGTGGATACACGGACGTGGATCTGGATTGGCTGTTCACCCCCATTTGATACATGACCAACAGAAAGAAAATGGTTATCGCAAATCGCAAGGTGTTGTCAGGAATGATCCCCCACACGATGGCGAGAACGATAACAACAGCAGTGATCGGCCAAAAGTGGGTTGGCTCGAAGACGACTGCGTTCACGCGGGCTTGCCCTTCCGAGTTTTCTTCATCTTCGGAGGCTTCCGCTTAACGACCTTGCAGACACGACCAACAAACGCCCCGAGAAGACCCAGCTCGATCTTGGGTTTGTTGGTTTCTGGTGCGTGCGGATCGATCGGTGTTTCAACAACGTCTTTGACGAACGTCGTGAGACTACGCCAATTGACGGACATGTCCAGGCTGGTGGCTGCGTCAACACCGTGCTTCTGCAGCCAGGAGTTGACCAGCTCGGTCAGCTTGTGAGCCTTGTCCACGTCCTCTTTCGGGAACGAAATGGAAAGCTCGGACTTGATCAGATCGCCACCACCGAGCGCTTCCAGATGGGCAAAGGCTTTCGCCTTGTCATCTTCAGCCCAATCGGCTTTGATGCTGGCATGGTAATAGTTCTGCACGACAATGTCGACGCTGGCACCAGGGATACCGACAATGTCGGTCTGAGCCTGATCAAACATCTCGGGCAGAACACGAGTGGCGAGCTGATGGCGGCGAGACGTGAGCCGGTCCAGAAGGGCCGAGGCTCGCTCAACCATATCGTCCAGCTTCACAAGTTCTTCAGCCTTGGCGACGATCTTTGCCATCGGGCTGTTGGGGTTGACGGCATCGGCCGTTATTCGGTTGGCTTCAGCGTCACTGGAAAAAAGATCTTCCATCGACTGCGACATGGCGGAGTTCCTTTTGGGTCTTATACTTTAAGCCGTTCCAAGGCTTGGCGAAAGCGAGGATTTTGGTTTAACTCGTTGAATTACCTAAGCAATCCTAGTGTAACCTAGATCCTCTTGGTGGAATAGCGGAAACTCTGGCGCTAGTCAATCTCACTCAAAGCCTTGCTGAGACTCATACCGCATCCAACGGAAGCAAGAGACAAGAAACCGGTGTCCACATTGATGATGAACCCAGTGGTGACAAGAAAGACTCCTGCCATGAGTCCCAACATGATTTTCACAACTACCCACATGACGGACCTACTTCAGTTGATACGGATACGAACCGACAAAGACGCCGAGGATCGCGACAACCACCATCGACACACCACCGGCGAAGCCATCAATCCAGAACTGGACAGTGATCATCCAGATCATCATCGATAATACGAGACCAAGGATCATCGTTTCCTCCAGAGCAAAACGAGACCAATGCCAGACGCCAACAGTGGTAGCGTCCACGGCTCTGGCACGTTCACTACACCCCCGGACCCAGGGACAATCTCCGAACCAACCGGGGGTGTGGTTTGGGGGATCGGTGGGTGATAGTATTCGGGTGGTGGCTGATGCAGCGTGCCGAGAGGGTCATATTTCACAACGACACACGTGAGAGTGACGGGGGTCACTGCAATCAGGCCCACGCCGACCTTTGCAGCGACGCTCAGGCGTCGGGGCCGAGCCCAGGTATAGCCGTGACGAATGCGCGGCCGGACCTTGTGGAAGGTCGGGTGGACGACACGAACGCAACGGATGATGAACGGGATCATGTGACTGACGCCACTGAGAAGTGAAACACCTTCTTGTCGGCGTCCACCGTCATCATCAGAACCTTGCCCCTGGGGACTTCGTCGACCTCAGATGTAGAGATCGATATCTCCCCACCCATCATCTGGATCAGAACGATCAGGAGCTGCTCCTGCATCGCTCGTATTGCTTTTTGCATTTCGGCGTCGGCGGTCAGCATCATCAGGCTCCAACAGTTTGCTGGCGTGCTTGATCAAAGCAGCACGACCAGTCGGTGTGATGTAGAACCGAGGTCCGGTGGTCCCAGAACGTTTCGCCAACCATTTACGCTCGATCAACGCAATGATGTTGCGACCGTCTTCCCGCCGTCCTTCTTCAAGCTCACCGAAGAACCACACGAACTTCTGTGGTCCCTGGCGAAAATACTGGATGAACCCTTGGTGGTCCATGATCCGCTGGAGGCACTTGATCTGAAGGACTGACGGAGGCTTCATCAGACGAAACCCAACGCTTCGCGGAACTTGCCTTGAGCGTCGTTATGTCCACGCGAGTAGGCGCGGTTGATCATCCGAATAACGTTCTCGGCCTCTTCTCGGGTGTTGAAAACCGACGTTCCGAGAGCACCCGGTGGTGGTTCACCTGCACCACCGATGTAGAACTTCTTGTCATGCTCTATCAGGAACCACGGGGCGAACCAGAAGCGATGACAATCCGGAGTGAACGGCATCCGTGACATATTGTTGATCGGATGGTGCTGGACACCGGCGATGCCGCGAGGATAGCCTGGACCGTTGCTCACGACTCAAGCTCCTCGGTCAGCTGTTCACGGATCTTGCTCATCATCGCTTTTACGTCGACGTTGGTCAGAGCGTTCACCTGCGCGACGAGGGTCTCGTAGTCGTAGTCGCCCTGAGCATAGGCATGGTCAACCGGAACGGTGTTCAGGATGATCCGAAAAGCTGTGGCCCCATCAATGATGTAGCGCAGGTTCTGCTCTTCTTCCCGAAGCCGTTGCTCCAGACGGTTACGATCGATCACGTTCATAGGTATCTCCTGGCGGTAGACATTGACCGGATAACTCTAGGCTCAAGGCTTTTGGCGTAAAAGACCAATCTTTGGCGTAATTACCGGTTCCGCCCCGCAGGCCGCTGCTAGGCTGAGGCGCCGCTAGGGGGTTATAGCCTACGCGCGCCCTAGCTAGGGGGGCTGTAGCGGTCGTTAAAACGGGCTGGCGGTAAGGGTTAACCCGTAGGCAACGGCTGAAGGTTCGGCGCGGGGTCATTTTTCAGTGTAGAAGCTGACAGCAGGGTAGACCGCCGCGTCACGGGCAATTTTCCGTAGCTCTTGGTTCTTGGCAGCCTTGGCTCTGGCAATCGTTTCCAGCGCCTTGCGAAGCCGAGAGTTCTCCTCCTCAAGAAACCCCCGGACCTGTGCGTCCAGTGGGTCCGCCGGAGAATGGTAGCTGTATCCTTGTGAAGCAGCGGCGTCGGACCTGACCAGTCGACCGGTCATCGCCCAAAGCTCGGGGTTTAGCCAGTCAACTTGGTAGAGCCATCGGGCAGCATGGAGGCCGGTAGACCAATGCTTCAGCCAGTGCCACGGTTTGTCCAGATGCTCAGCCGGGGGTAGACAGCGTGGGTGACTCATGCTCCCTCGTTCGCTAGTTCGGTTTCATCGACCAGTGCCAGAATGGCTAATGCGATTCTGGCTCTTCGCTCTTCGGGTGCCGTGACCTCAACAAAGCATTGACGCTTGGCTGCTTGGATAGACGTTCTACCGCTCCGCTCCACGGTCATGTTGAACGCCCACCCCCTGTCCCGCAAGGGATTGAACAGGCTGTCAGCATGCTGCAGATCGTAGAGAAACTCCGGAGCAACTTTGTGGAAGGCTCCGGAGTGAGGGTTCACCCATCCTTTGGCAACCTGTCGCCAACCCATGGTCCGTGCGATGTTCACGTGAACAACGTGCCGTGTGACAAATGAGTAGTCGCCAGCTACAATCTTGTCAGCCAGCGCTTTGGCGGCTGTGATCCCGTCTGGTCCGATCATTCTGATTATCCCCGTTGTTCACGATAAAGCTTGACGCTCTTCTCGATAAACTCCAGTGCTTGCTCTTTGGTTATGTAGCCAGCGTCCGGCCACTCACCGAAAGGTTCTGTGTGCTCCCAGTCAGGTGCCAAAACCGGTTCCTCACCGATCCCCATCGACCACTTAGCGCCTCGTGAACGAAAGTAGAACGGCTGACCATCCACCGTCCCCTCAGCCTGGACTGGGGCCATTCCTCCTAAGTATTCGAACACCACTCCTGGATCGTTGATCATTCTTTCGCTTCCTTGGTTTCGTCATCCACGTTGGGTAGAGTAGGACGAGAGACTGTGCAACCTCTATTCCCAGCTTCGTCATGGTGAAGTAGGTCATGTCTTTGCTAGCAGGCAACAGCCGATCGCGGGTCATCAACCCATGGTTGACCAACGAAACACAACGTTCATCGTCAGTGTCGGTGTAGAAATAGGTTCGGTATCCAGCTTTGAACGGGTCGCCCTGATCTGCACCCCAAGCATGGAGCAAACAGCTTGTTTCTTCTTCGGTCAATTTGTCCGCAAGCTCGTGGCGAATAGGTAGGAAAACATCACGTGTCGGGTTACGAAGGACACGTATGTCAATGATAGATTGAACGACCCCATCCATGTTCAGCCAGGCACTGTAACGAACAACACCTGCCGATGGACCAAAGTAAACGTCAGAACCAACCAACCCTCTGACGTAGACTGACCAAGCCTTGCGGCGGCGGACTAGGGTCATGTCGGATAAACACTCCTGGCGTCACCACACAACGGACACGATAGTGTGATACCGTTTCGGTCAATCGTTAGTCTGCCGGAACAGTCGTGCGACTGGTGTTTCAGCGCACAATGCGCCGTCCGTAGAATGGTGTAGATCTGAGCTTCCTGTTTATCAAGCTGAGTTGGAAGCTCACAACAATTGATCGGTTGACCGTCAGGGAGGGTTGGTGTTGGCTTGGTCATCGCGAGGTACCCACTTCTTGCACTTTTTGCCGTATTCAGGGTGTATATACAGCACGTTGTTGAAGCCAGAGTGTGGCTGAGGCATGTTATCCCGCGCCCACACACAGGACCCTTCTTTCGATCTCCCGATGAAAAGGCTTTCCCGCCAATCGTCGGCCCACCGGCACGTCTCGCAGCACTGTTCAGTCATCACCAAACTCCGTTGTTGCAATGTACAACACGAGCAAACCCAGAACAGTCGAAGCCAATGCTGAACCCAGCTTGCTTGGCAACGGCCAGTTGATCGAGGTCACCGTGGTATCAAAGACAACCCAGAACCACGCGTCAACAACCCCAAGCATCGCCGGAAACACTAGGACCGCACTGAGTGCGATGAGGAAGTGATACACCACGCAGGCGGCGAGGGCGCGCAGGGTCGCGGGGTCAGTCCGTGTATGCGACATAGCGAAACTTCCCTCCCCCGAACTGTTCAAACCGGCCGCCGAATGTCCCCTTCACGCGGTCTTCGACTTCGGCCCTTGTGGTGCCTTCGGGATAGACGCCTTCGCAAATCTGCGAACATGTCGTGTCGGATTTGATGCGATAGTCGATCTTGCGGGGATCGAGCGGGCGCGGAGCGTAGGATTTGAAAGGAGTATCTCCATACATTCCCTTTGCGGCATCTTCCTTGGTCACTGCGACGCACCGGAGGCCGTTGATGTAATATGTCCGATCTTCTTCCTCGGCGTCCCATTCGCACTCTGGGCAGTATTCGCGCGGCGTTGTGCAAGCCGAACACGGTGGTCTGATGTGGCAGCTACAACCTTCAACGGCCTTTTCAGCGATGACGCCTTTGCAGCCATTTCTCATGCAGGTCTCGCCTTCCAATTCTCCGAATTGGGTCGCGGGGTCAACGGGCATTGAGGGCTTCCTTTGCTGCCGAACGATTACGGTGCAGCGCTGCCGAGAAAGCATCTGCGGCAATCTCATGTGTCCAAGGCATAGTGACTGCAACTTCGCTCTTGGCGATAAACTCCAACGCCTCCCGCAACCTCTTGTTCTTGTCCATAAGATGGTCGGCAATCGCGGCGGTCCGCGCTATTTCGTTGCGCATGATTGTCGCTTCTCTCTCCAACCGCTCGCGCGCTTCGGCGTCGTCAGGGGAGGCGGGGAGGTGGTAGGTGTTGTCGTGGGCGGCCTCGGCTGGGGTTTCTCCCACGCCACCACCACACCAATACCATCCGCCCCAAGCCCACATAGCGACATGAAAGTGCCCATTCGCGTTGGATCGCAGCCAGTGATGCGTGTTATCCGCAGCACCCGCAGCCGGGCGGCATTCGTCGGTCACGTCCGATCCCCCGGAAAATCGTCATCGTCGGATGGGGTGGCAGGCGCGAAGTCGAGGATTGCCATAAGCCGCTCCTTGTCGGCCCCCTCGAATACCTCTCTTGCCCTTTGAGTATCCGGCGCCCGCACGATAGCCGTCACCGCTTCCATGCTGATAGTGGACGACAGCCGCCGCTCCAAATCATCCAGCCATTCGCCGCGCGTCATTTTCTGCTTCTTTGCCGGCGCAGGCTGTTCACGGACCAGCGGCTTGACCGTGTATGGCTTGCGGGTCTTCTTCGTTTCCGTCAGGGCCAACACCATCGGCTTGTCGATGTCGGACATCTCGCTGATCCGAATCCCGCCAACTTCCATGCCAGCCCACTTTACGGACGGGTCGCGATACAACTTCACCGCCCGACCCGCATACTTGCTGGCATCCGGTCCCCACGCCGCCACCAGAACGCGCGACATGGACTTGCACGGGCGCCACGGCTTGCCGTTGTCGCCGACATACCGGATCGTGACGGGCTGCTCGGTGCCGGGCCTGATCTCGACTTCCGTGATCGTGATCGTCAGCGGCCCGGCAATCAGGTCGTCGGCGTTGATCTGGTCGGATTTCGGGATGATGACGCTGGACATGTCGTTCATGGGGTGCCCCCCTCTGGCAAGCACTCGATCTGTCGCCATCGCCACTCGTGTTTTCCGCCAACGCTATAAACGCCCCGGAAGTGGATTGTGCCGTCATCGCACAGCGCGCATAGATCATCACCCCACAACAGAATTTGCACGACCTTGCGCGGCGGCGACGCTGCCTCTTGCACAGCATTAGGCTGAAGTGCTGCCATGTAAGCGCGGATCGCGGCTTCGACTGCTGGGTAAAACACGCCATAGCCAACAGGTATCTCGCGGTCGTAAACATCGCAGGCCACGCGCAACGCGTTCTGGTTCAAGTCCATCTTTCCCTCCTACACAAACATCTCTTGCTCAACCCGCCGCTCGGTCTCGATCAGCATTGAGGTGTTCTCGGTCCAGCCCCGGTATTGCGCCATCACGGCGGCAATCCGTTCCTCGCAGGCCGTCGCAGCTTCCACGATGGCGGCTTGGATCTTGTCGTCTGGGTAGACACGCAATACAAACATCGGCAGCCCGCCCGAATAGCTGATGAAGTCGCACCACTTCCGCTCAGTCACGAGTAACGCCGTCTGGACCTGAATGACGTGCTCGGCTGGCACTTCTTGCTTGGCGATAGTCTCGATCTGGAACTTCTGCCGGCGCGACTTGCATTCGATCATGCCGTCATCGCCGACCAGGCCATCCGGTGAACAACCAAGCGTGAAGCCCCATCGGTCATTCGTGATGAACCC